GTATTTACAAGAAATAATCAAAGAATGCGTATGGGATGGAAAGAATTTAATTATAACTATTTAATCTCATTTTTATTTTGTTACCTTCTGGTCGCATGATAATAAATAGACAAAAAATAAAGCCCCGGTTTCCCAGGGCCTGTCATCATTCCAATGTATCGTTTATACTTTTGTCCACCGCTTTGCCGGCTTGCTTGACTACCTTTATGCATAAGAATCTTTTTTGGCAAACATTTTCTTATATACGTTACCTTCACATGGTTTTGAAAGTAATAATGATTCGTCCCAATGATTTCTAATTCTAAAGCCTATAGTGGACTTTTTTAAGCCAGACATTTGAGATAGTTCTGATATTGTATATTCTTTTCCCATATACATAACATGTTTTAATCTTGACGTTTTAGATGATTGTGCCTCTTTACTTACCCATGTGCAATTTTCAGGGCAATAATTTTGGTCGTTGTTAATTCTATCAAGTGTTAAGTTATCAGAATAACCATGAGTTATAGCCCAATTCGCAAAATTATCAAAATGTCCGTTCCATTCTTCACATACTTTGATACCCCTTCCACCATATCTATGATAAGCATGATAGCTTTTCAAATAGCATCTTGCCAACATACTTTTATAACATGCATATAATCTGGTTTTTGACATATTATGTTTAGTTATTAAGTTGTGAAACTTTTCAATTTTATAGCAACCACAACTTTTTGTGTGTCCATTGTTTAAATCAACAGTGCGAACATTTATTTCATTTCCGCATTTGCATTTGCATGTCCAATAATTTGCTTGATTCTTTGTAAAAGCATGACCAATTACAGTCAAATACCCAAAATGTTTTCCTATCATTTGTAAATTTTTAAGCATTGCTATCATCTTCTTTGTTATTCATTTTTTGTATTTGGCGAATTGTTTGGTTCCCATAAACTGCACATGCCGCACATATAATACCCTGTAGCACCGAATCTACAGAAAAGCTTTTGCTGATGGCTGAAGCTCCCAGGATGCCAACGGCCGATACAATGAATATAATCCATTCGTCTGCAATCTTAGGAAACTTCTTTACAGCATATCCCACTACCCACAGGGCAGCCAACAGTATACCCATTTCCGGCTTTATAAAAGCCTGTAATACTGATACGTCCATAATATCACCTTAACCTTTCAATTCCTTATATTTTTCCTTTTTACTATCTACCGGGATAAAATTGCATCTACCATCACAACCAAGGCATTTGTTCATATAAATTCTGTTTGCACAATCATGGCATAAATCGTATACCTCTTCCATGGCTATCCCCTCTGGTTGTAGACTTTTTCTATTAAGTCAGGCATGAACTTAAGCACTTCTAAGTCGCCTAGATTCCCGTTAATTGATTTAATGGCTTCTATTGCCTTCTCCCATCTATCTGGAGAGTCCGTCACCTTTGCGAGTATTGTTTTATAATCCACCCATACCGCCTCCTTTTGCGTATTATAGTTCCAAGCCACCTCGTCATAATAAATATCATTTAGATCAACGCTGATACCGGCTAATGTTGTATCACACTTATATTGATATATACTTGCCGATATTGGTATATTGTTTCTGGACCACGCTATAGTCTGCCAGAAATAATCTGCAGCCCGCCTGCGAGCCATTTCCTCAACAACAAAAAATGATCCATAACACCCTATTTTATATCCTGGAATTTGTTCTTTTGCCGCTCTAAGATAGGATTCGATTATATTATAATCACCAAGCCCCGCCTCATAATCTACCGTAAAAAATATTGGGGTGCCTGTTGGCTGGCCTATGCTTTGTGCTTCTTGATATGCCAGTTTCCCATGTTCAATACCTGCTTGTGCCCCTCCTTTCATATCTCCTGCTGATATCTCAAATATAGATATTATCTTTATACCCAATTCAGTACATGCCTGTACTTCCGGTGCAGTCAGCCGTTTCCATCTCAGCGATGGATAATCTGGTACCATATAACGCCCTATATAATTGATTCCTTTGCTCCGCAAGTTTTGGGCTAATAAATATGTTATCTGTGTCGCACAATCTATTCCGTTCATATTATCCCTTCCCTTATAAATTTGATGGATTTAGTGGAGCCAATTGGCCTATATACTGCAGGTTTGCCTTTATAATGTTCATGGTTTCACCCCTTCCCTGCAAATTTTAAAACCCCTACTACTGTGCCAATTACTGTTATGGCAGTAGTAAGAGCCTTGATAAGTTCAATTACAATCGGGCTCCAAGTTTTTGATTCTTCTGGAGGTGGATGAATGTTACTCAGTTTAGCATCCATTTTATCTATCTTTTCAAGCGCCATCTTCATGTAAACTTTTGTCTCAGCCCTGTCTTGTTCAAGGTTTCTTATCCTTTCTTCATGGTCGTCTAATTGCTTTTGAACATTTTCCATAACACACCTACTTTCAGAGGCAACCCAAGCGATACATCTTCTATACGTTACTCTATATCGGGCAAGCCATTGCTAAATTGCTGCAATGCCTCGTCATATTCAGCAATAGAAGCCTCAACTTCACTGTATTTATCCTTAAGAATTTGCATTTGCCTTTTTATCTCTGTTTGCTGCATTTGCAACTGATTTTTTTTCTGGATAATGTCCTGCTCAGTTAAGATTTCATCAACTTGCCTGGTGATAGTAACCTGTTTACCATCTAACTTTTTCCCTATTGTTTGTGTTTTAACTTCCATGAAAATCATCCTTTCGAGAATATTTTTATACAACTCTAGAGTATCATGAAAGCAATGTAAAAATGGTCAAAAGAAAAGGCCGGTAGCTGGCCTTATTTAATGTTGTACTGATTCTTAAACTTCTCATACTTATCGTTGAATTGGTCTGCAAGCTTGTTCATTTTGATATGAATTTCTTTTTCCTTAAGCTTTTTTACTGCCGGCGAATACTTATCAGACTGCTCAATTTCTTTAATTGCCTTCCTTGCATCAGTAAAAGAATTGGCAATATGGTTGTATTCAAGCCTTGCATTTTCGAGGGCATCAAATAACTGTTTTTGTCTGTCCAATGGTAAATGCGACATTGCTTTATATTTTCCTGTTTCCTGCAATGCCTTCTTTCTGGTTGAAAGTTCTTCACCATAATTGTATAGTTTATCTATTGCAGCAGAATTATAGGCTGCATCAACAACAAAGGACTTTATTACCGGGTATTCAGTTATATCCGTAGGCATTTGTATGCCCTTCTTAATTGTATCGGGTAGCCTCCAGAAGAAATCGCCAACCTTACCGGTATATCCTTTTACAAGGTAATCAATTTGTTTAGGTGACAATCCTTTTTCGTTCTGAACAATATTCCCTATAGCCTTTGAAATTATGCTGGTGTTCTCATTTTGCCTTAAAAATGCAGGTAAGTTTTTATCCCCTGTAGTTTCTATTGGTGCACCTGTCCAACTCTTATTTGAATAAACTTCAATAGCAGGGTCAACAGCAGAAGGGATTATTGGAATATTAAAGTTCTGCGCAAAACTGTCCTTTATCTGTTTCCAAGTATCCGGACTATCCTTAAGGATTTTGTCCATTGTGATCTCAGGAAGCGCCCCAAATATCCACCCATAACCATATGGTTTGGGTATAGGTATAAACCTTCCTCCACCTATTGGGATATTCCAGAATAAAAACTTCCTGTAGTCCGGCAACTGTTTGTAATCTTCATCATCATGATTAAAGAAATACAGTAGTAAAGTAGGTAAGGTTATATACATTGTACCACGAATAAGTGTTCTTATAGGGTGTTGTTTAAATGTTTCCATCAGCCTTACGGTACCCTGCACATTGGCGTTAAAAAAGGCTATTACTTTATTGACTTCTTTGCCTGAATATCCATGCCTTAAAAAGTCTTGTGACAGTTTTCTGCTCCATGCTGCAGCAGTTTCCTTGTCCATTCCCTTTTCTATAGCCTTCCTAAACTCCGCAACTCTTGGTCCCGCCTCTGAGAATTGCACAAGATCCCTGACTGTATCAAACGGCATCCTTATAACCTGTTTAAAAGCATTAACAGCCTTCGCTCTGGTACGTTCATTGTTATTGCTCTTAAGTTCTTTCAACGCATCAGACAACTTTGAGAGCTTTTCCCCAATACCGTAGCCAAGCAATTCATCTTCAATCTTTTGCGCTTCCGATCTTTCGTTAATATTCAGGTACTCACTGCCACCGCCGGAAGCAACCCATTCCTTAAACCATTTATCTTTTCTAATAGAACTTATATATCCTCTGAATATATCTATTGGGTTTATCCCGGCTTCTGTTTGTATAGACGATGTAAATGTATCCCTGGTCATATTCCTGAGCATAAAGTCAACCGTTGTTACAGCCCCAGCTTGCAGTATTCTCTTGGGAACATTAAACAGCCTTATAATGAAATGGCTTTGCTGCCTGTTAAGCCCTTTAATTGCCTTGTACAACTCCGGCTCAACCTGGTATAGTCCAGGTTTTCCATTATCATATATGGTAATCTCATTATCTCTTTCCATGTATAACGGTCTGAATATTGACAATACGCTTTCAAGCTCATCCTCCGTCATTGTATCAACTGCATCCTTTAATACATCATTATTATTGTCCTTTGCCATCTTTGAAAGCTGCCTCTGGATTTCTTCAACAGTAAATGATGTTTTCTTAGATCCTGGAGGAACGGATTCTATCATTTGTCCAATACCATCCGTTTTGCCGCTCATATTCTTTAAAGCTCTTAGTATATCATTGGATTCAGCGGCTCTTCTGATTATAAAGCTATCTACTATAATGCTTTCAAGAGGGTCAATAATGGTAGCGCCGGAACCTCTCGCTGACTTAATAACCTTCTTTGACTGTCCAAGGGTATTCCCACTCCCCGGTCTGACTGTTTCAATCGCTTCCCTGATACGGTATAAAGGTACATGGTTTGCATTAGCAAGTTTAATGTTTTCGATATCGCCCTGTTTCATTATGCCGGCATCCACCAATAACTGCAGGTTATTATCTTCCCACTTCCTGATACCGTCAAACAGGTCCACAAAGTGTGGATATTTCTTCTCCATTGCTTGAATATTATCTTCGTACACATACCAGGGCTCAGGCATTACAAGGTTTCTGTCTTTATAATCCATTGCCCTTCTTGAAATCATGTAGGAAATAAAATCTTTTCTTTCCTGTAAAGCATCACCTTTACGCTTTTTAACCTCCGCCCTGCTGATTGGTTTTAGAATATCCATAAGGGAATCGCCAATAACATTGCCGTCTAAGTCCCTCTGCTTATCATACAGCATGTTTAAAGCTTTAGCTTCAAAACCGCTGTAGTTTTGAACCATCTTATAAATATCCTTGCCAGTCCAGCCATGTTCTTCGGCAAAGTCCTGTACCCTCTTAAATGGTCCCTTGTCATTTATCCAGGCATCATAGAATTTCTGGAATATATTGACTGATGGTTTCGTAGACTTCCTGGCTTCATAATCGGATACATCATTATAAATCTTTTTGTTTGCAGGCAGATTGACAATTTTGGTTATCTCCTGCCTGATTTCGCCAAGGATTTTTATTGTGCCGGCATCTATTGTTCTTTCAAAGTGTGCCGCAAAATTCGGAGCCTGAGTATAAACCTTGTTAGGGTCAGTAAGATACAGCCTTACAAATTCAGCAACACCCTCCATACGTACCTGTTTAGGTGTATAGCTTGGTTTTGAAGTCCTTTGCCCTAATTGCAATAGTTCACTGCTGAATGCTTTATTGTCTGAAAAATTGTGTCCCTTGCCAAAGTAATGACCTAATTCATGGGATATTACCGGAAGGTCATTTCTGACCTTTGAACGTATTACTTCCGGCTGCACTTTAAATATTCCTAAAGCCTTTTGCTTAAACTTTCCAGTCCTGATTGGCACTCCAATTTTATCCTCGATGATTTTTATAATATCATCCACCGTCTTTGATTCTGTGCTGGAATTGTCACCTTTGGGGAGCATATCAACCTTACCTGTCAGCTTTTCTACATCACCAGCATAAAAACCTTGCGTTCCTCTGCTATTTTCCTTCTTTGGCTTACTCCAAAAATTTAATTTTGATGGCATAAACCTTTCGGTATCGGCAAAGTTAGGATTCTCTCCAAATGAGCCTTTTGACAGCAAAGCTATAATGCCCGTTAATTCATCGTCTACATTCTTTACGATAATTAAATTCTTATCTTGGTTATAGTAAAATTTGTTGCCGTTTTTATTGAGATAATCAACTAATATAGTGTTAGCTGCAAAATTATTATCCCCATCTCTAAACACGTAATATGAAGTACCTTTCTTTTTATCATCCTTCATTATTAGTGGGTTTCCAGTGATCTCAACAAGTTCCCCCCTTAGCAAATCAGCAAATTTATTTTCCATTGTACTGCCTGTTAAAGCAACATCGTCGCCGTAATAGGTCTGCATAGCCTTTACTGTGTCGGCATTAGTTTTGACAACCATTATCCCGTCAAAAATATAGTAATCTTTCCCGACTTCAATCTTACGCCCCTGGTTTCTTTTACTGAACAACTTTTCAACTTCTTTTGGGACATCTAGGCTCAGTTTTACTCCAAGTTTCGATAAAACAATCGCAATTGCCTTTTCGTTATTAGCAATATCGAAAGTCCCGTCATTTGGTATCTCTACATGGATTGCATTTTTAAGCTTATCACTGACAAATTCCTCATTACCTTTCAAACCTTCGATTAATCCTCTAACCAATTTGCTTCTCTGATAACCGTCAAAGCCTTTGCTTTCGCCTCTTGGTATTTCAAGTTTGTCTATGATAGCATCTGCTGTGGTTTCTTTGCTACCTTTGAGGTAGTTGTACAGTTTTAACTCATTTGGAGTTAAATCTTTGATATTTGTTTCCTTGGCTTCCTTTTTTATTTCCTTCTTAGATTCCTCAATCTTAGCTTCTTTCTTGTCTTCGACTGGAGGTTGTTCCTGCTTCGGTTCTTTCTTAACTTCTGCGGCTCGTTTTATCCTATCCTCACCAAGAATAGATTTGTCACTTATCTTATTACTCCTGATCAAATCATCAACATAATTATCCCATTCTTTCTGAGTGATTTCGCCTTTCTGCAGCATTTCATACATTTTGCCAGTAGTTTCAGCATCAGCAAGTCTTACGCCTGTTACCTGAATACCTAAATCTTGTAGCCTTTTTGTTTCGTCGGCCTGTTTGTTCCAGTTATTCCTTTGCTGCTCATATTCTGATTTAGGCTGTACCGTGGGCTTTTGTTTGACATCTTCTTTATTGATATTTTCAGTTTTTTGTGGTATATTATTTTTAGAATCCGTCGTGTTGAGGTCGTGTACTGGTGAAGTTTCTTCATCCGAGCGACCTGTATCGACGGATTCTTTACTTATATTGAGCCTATGCAAGTAATACTTGTTCCCTACCGGTGTTTCCTTAACATCAATACTCACATTATAAAGCACTTCTCCAACTTTAATTTTTGTAGAAAAGTAAAGCCATCGTTTAATATTGGTCCTGCCTTTTTCATCTTTTTTAGAATCTATTAAAACAGAATTTTCAAGTAACTTATCTAAAACTTTAAATGACTGAATTTTAGGTATAGATAGTCCTTTGTTAAAGGTTTCTCCAATACCATCACCAGAAACGCCAATGCTAAATCCTGTGTCTTTATTAACAAAGTTTTTGCCTTGGAAATGAGCTTTAACATAAGACAAAGCATGTTTCTTTTGTGTTTGAAAATCATCGCCATCGAATTCCTTTTCACTAACAGAAATAATACTGTCAGAAACATTTGGCTTTTCAACCATGGATTCCACTTTTTTATTATTGTAACCTAACTGCTGTTTACCTAAATCAAGTTGGTCTTTCGGCAACAACCCTTCTTTATCAGCATACTCAATAATGCCGTTAACTTCATCCTGAGTAATTCTACCTTTCCTTATATCGGTTTTAATTCTGGCATAATCCATGTAGGTAAATGCATCGGCGAGAGAAGGCTTAAATCCTGTTCCCTTTGCTTTTTGCGTAAAATCCTTACGTATTTTTTGTAGGTCTACAGCACTTTTGCTTACATCATCCAGAGAAGCCGTTTCAACTGTATTTGCCTTGTCTATGATTTTCTGTTCTCTTATATTTTGTGCTGCTATTCTTTCGGCTTCATTTCTAGGATTTTGTCCTGCAAGTCCTCCAATTTTTTCACGAGTAGCATTGTATTCCGTTTCGGCATTATTTCCAGCCCGTTTAATTGCATTGAGCTCTTCTGGAGTAAATTCACTTATTTGTGTCTGTGATGGCTGTACTGGTTCATTAGATATGGCATTAGTTTCATTGGCTAAAGCATTCTCGTTATTGGTTATAGGCTGCTCTATACTTTTGGGTATTACAATTGAAGCCTGATTCGCTATGTTCTGAGTATTAGCGGCATTTCCAATTACTCCGTACTTCTCCATGTCATTTATTAAACTCGACATATCTGTTTCGGGCACGCCAAGCTTACCAGCAATAATACTGTTTACTGTAGGGCTTGTCTTTGCCATGGAAAACAGCTTATTAACGTCGTATGTATCCGCATCCTGGCCAGAAATAACGCCATATTTAGCCATATCATCAGTTACAGATTTAACGAAATTAGCATCCCTAATTGCTGTAATGGCATTTCCAAGCAGGCTATTACTTCTGTATTGGTTTATTTTATCCTGACTTATGTTAAAGAATTCAGGATTATTATTCGGTGTTTTTATATATGCCTTTTCAAAATTTGCGGCATCATTATCTATCTCGTCAGCGAGCACATCGCCGTCAATTTTGTTTTCTCCCTCCGGCACATTCTCATTATAAGTATTGGCAATATCCCTCATTAACTGCTTCTGAAAATCAATTAATTCAGTATAGTTTGGTGGTGAATTTCTTTCAGTAAACTGTTTGGCGGTTTTATAACTGTCAGATTCTTCTGGCATACTAAAAGCAACTGCCAATGTCGGCCGATAGTTCTGGTCAATATAATCCTTTGTCGCTTTAATGTTCATAACATTACCGGGTATAGAAGGAGCAGCAAGAGCACCCCCTGTTAAAGCTCCAACAAGTGCATCGTAACCCATCTGCTTCCAGTCAACAACTCCATTTTCTCCAGTCCAGGACATGTCTGGTTTGTAAATAGCTTTCTTGGCAAGCCCGGTTATTGGGTCAACGGCAGCTTCTTCAAAAGCTTCCTTGCCCATTATTTTACCTACGTCAAGGCTAAGTTTCCCGAGTTCCTTAAGCATATTATTAGTTCCGGTTTGGACTATTTCGTCAGACACAGACTTTCCGAAAAGTTTCTGCACCCCCTTGATAACAGGAAGCTCAAGGGCAAATTCAGCAGCACCACCTATAGCACCATATAAGGCTTGCTGGTTAATGTCTGCTCCTTCTTGTGCAGCTTCGTTGGCATAACTACCAGCGGCCTGAGTAAAAAATTTAGTCTGCCCAATTCCCGGCAAGAAAACATCAGCCATGTTTGCGGTACTGGATATAACATCCCCTGCAAGCTTCTGCCCGAAATTTAAGTTTTGGTTTTTAGTTTCATCTATCAGGTTAGAGCCTTTTTGAATTTCATTTGCCGCTTCTCCGAAATCAGATTCAAGATTTGATAGAGGACCACTTAAAACGTTATATACAGGAGATTCTTTTGCCAATTCACCAATATAATGAGTTGCAATTTCTCCAGCCTTTGCTAACCCTGCATTGGCCTGCCGCCTGCCTTTTTCGATGTTGGAAGTAACCCAATCCTGGTTGGCTATTCTCTGATTGTTTTCCTCTTCTGTCATTGGAGTAAACAATTTGCCTATGTTTTTGATTAACCCAAGACTTCCGGTTTCAGGGCTGGCTAATTTCCCCAATGCCTTTAAAAATGGAGATTCTTCTGCCTGGGCTTCAACTTCTTGTGATTGAGATTGAGTTTCATTAGTTTTGGGAATGTTAGAAAATGCCTTGTCCAACATATCCATAGCTGACATTTCGGGCATGGTAACACGGGGTTGAAGTTGAGACAAAACTTTTTCTGCATCAATCCTCGCCTGTTCCTCTTTAGTAGCGAGCACATCCCAACTATAGCGTTTAATCTGGGTATCGTTATATTTTTTGTTGTCATTTTGACTGTTTTCAGATAATTTATCCCACGAATAAGCCATTTCCTCACTCTCCCCATTAGTTATTGGTTTGCCACTCTATGTTATTGGACCCGTTGTTTTTATTCTGCCTACTCATTGCTGAATTGACTAACAACCTTATTTTATCAAGAGCATCTGCGCTTATATCATTAGCAAGAGCGCTCGCATTTTCATTAAACCAATTAACCACGTTATCACCTTGAGCAATGGCATTTGCAATAGCACGCTTATCAATTTCATCCTGACTTTCTTTCTTATCCTTAGCAGCCTTGGCCTCATCCTTTTTTAATTGGAGTTCATCTTTTTGTAATTGAAGTTGCTCATTTGCCCTTGCATTATCTGCATACATATTGTCAATTGTTGCCTGGATTTGGTTAATTTGTGCTCTTGCCTTCTCAGGTTCTAACTTTGCAAGTTCCCTAGCCTGTTGGAGTTGAACCTCTGCCAGTTCAAGCTCATTTTGTAATTGTTTTGGCAAAGCCATAAGCTTAAGGCTATTGATCTGATTTGCTATTCTCTGACTTTCTATTTCGAGATCATTAGCCTGTTTTTGCATTGTCGGTATGCCTGCTACCGGTGTTATGGTATTCTTATACTGTTCGTATAATGTAGGATTAGTTGTCTTCCAGGAGTCAATCTTCTCATTCCTTAAAGCCTGGAGTACAGGTATAGTTGGGTCGTTCGGATTAGCAGCCATTCTCTTCTCGATTTCCGCACTGTAATCGTCTATCTTTCTAAGGGGACTATCTGCCGGTATAGTTGAAGTATCAATCGGTATATATCCTGTATTCTTGATATAGTCCTGTATTTCATTGTAGTTTCTGGCATAGTCGGTATTGTCGATTCCTAACAATGTGTTGACGATGCTCATGTTGTCCTGAACCTGCTGCCTATTTCTCGTATAGTCAGTGTTCTCAAGATTGGAAAGCGCATTTATTAAATTATATTGGTTTTGTAATGCCTGTTGGCCTCTGCTATAGTATTGGTTAGCAAAATCGCTCATTGCAGCATTGGCTTTATTGAGCAAATCATTTTTTGCTGCAGAAGCAATCTGTGTAGCTGCACTGTTGAAATTGCCGCCCTGGTTGCTTAAATACTCAGCCATCATGTCGTTATATGCTTTTGTCGCATCTCCTAACATTTGATTTTTATATGTTTGGTATAAAACATCGTTTGCAGGGTCATATGGAGCATTTTGAGTAACCATTTTACTTTGTAGGTCTGTCAATGCAGTATCGATTTTATTTCGATAGTCTGAGGTTTTATTTGAATTAATACTATCCATAATACTGCTTAAAAGCTCATTCGTCTTTTCTCTATATGGACTTATGCTCTTATTTACCGCTGTTTCAAAGTAATTCTTTACAGGTTGAGAACTTGGTGCTGAAATAGTTGAAGAAGTATTGCCAAGCGCTGCATCAAGTTTGCTTATATCGCTTACAACATTATTCCCGTCTTTTAACCCACCTAATCCGTATTCTTGTCCCTGCCCGGATTTAAAGCTTATTGATTTATTTGTAGCCGGATTGGTTACAATAACAGAGCCTGTTGCTTGGTCATAACCAACCTGATAGTTTTTATCTTTAGCAATTTTTCTTAAAGAGTTATCAAAATAGCCCTGGCTATCATCATCATACAAGTATGCCATATACTATATCCTCCTATATGCATATTCCCTCAATGATAGGGTAGCATATAAACGCACAATAATTGGTCAAAAACGCTTGAATATTATGGAATAATTTGTTTATAATAGAATAAAAATAATAGTTTGGAGGTTTTAATATGAGAATTCATAAACAGTCTATCGTCGCTTTCGTTCTTGGAGCATTATTGTTCAGCGTTGTACCTGTCTTTGCCGAAAAGGTATACCAAATCTTAGATAACCCATTCCCAATAAAAGTAAACGGTGTTTTAAAAGATATTGAATCCCTTAATATTGATGGGTTTACCTGGATTAAACTAACAGATGTCGGAAAGGCATTCGGCGATCATGTTAAGGTGAAGTTTAATGAATCGGACAAGCAGATTGAAATTTCTGAAGACGAAAATTCCAATGAGAATGAAACGTATACCGAAATAGAAAATGACGGTATTCAAGGCTATATTTATGAAAACAGAACATATCTAAATTATCATAGTATTAATAAAAAATACCCCAATATAGTATTAAAAATGGGGGATGATACATTAAACGAATTTAGGTTATTTGATACTAATTCTAACAGAGGATTTATTTTACAAAAGTCTAATCTTGACCACATATGGTATGAAAAACTTGCGATTAATGCGGATATATTTTATGACTTTATTAATGGAAAAATAGGGGACATATTACCTTCATCCACAACTCCCGTGCCCAGTGATGTTTCGGAACAACAAAGTATCAATGCTCAAGAAAATTATAGTAATGAAGAGAACGACTATATAAAATATGGTTTTCATATTCATTTGGATAATGGAATTGAATATGTTCAGTTACACGACATTGCAGCATTATATTATAGAGATAAAGGCTATGGATTACGTTATAATGAGCAATCCAAGATGGTTGAATTAGTTTATAATCCCTACATCGGTCATCCCTATGATAAAACCGAAGTTATAATAGACAACATTCCCTACAAAACATTTAATGTCCCAGGCAGTGAAATCTACATTGAATATCAGTATTATATAAATACGATATTGCCCTTAATGAAATAATTGTTACGCATACAAAAGCCATCTCTAAACATTTTCAATAAGAGATGGCTTCATAATTTTATATATGTTTTATATATGAATTTATGCCGCCGCCAAACATCTGCCGATGTATGATCCACCTTGCCAGAATTCAATATAGCCTCCAAATAATTGTGCCGTGCAGTATTGTGAATGAGAATGTCCCAATAAAGAATATCTGTTATCTGCCAATGATTGCGTCAGAAAACCTTGGCTATTTGTCCAGTTTTGTGTTGCAACATAATTGCCGCCCATCCAAAATTGCCCCGCATATATAGGACCTGACGTGCTTATTCCTGCAGAATTTTGCATTGTTATATTATCATAAAAGCTCATAGGACCATCGACATGCAATCCGCCGGCATAACCAGATATAGTTCCACATCCAGCCCAGTTAATACCTCCTAAATGCGTAGGGTTCATATATAGGTTGTTTCCAATTGTAGCATCTGTAGTTACATTTATTTGAGAATTTGAAGTAATAAGACCACCAATTATGGTTTTTCCATATATATAAGTACCTACCATGTTTTCTGCATATACGCTTGGCGTCCAAACTCCATAGGCATCAATGTAAGTCGCATTGATCTTATTAAGGGAAACTTCTCCAATATGAGTATCATCCGGGATATATGGCTGGTTGTCCACATTCAACCACGAGATACGTGCATTAGGTCCCATAGTTACATTATTGCCTACAACAAGGTCCTCTATCTGTCCAGTTGTTATCTTACCTTGACTAACATCAATCTGATTAGCTGTAATTTTTCCGGCCAATAAATCAGATATAACGGCCGTCTGTGCTCTCAGGACATTATCCTCATCAAGGTGTTGCAACAGGTATTCAAGTTCCTTCCTCATCCTGTAATAGGCATCGAATAAGTTTTGTACAGTTGCATTTGTATCTTTACCCTCTTCAGGTACAGGTAAATATACTTCTGGCATAAGCACCACCCTTTAAAAATAAATTTAGCCAATGTAAGATTATCACACTGGCTAATAGCAATTAGTCAAAATATGCTGCGCAATATAGCCCTATTACGCCATAATTTCGGTCTTTTGTTCTTCCGTAATCCAGCCCTTTAATATGGCATTATCAAGATTAAACTAAATTTATTGACCACCGTAATACTAATATTATATAATTCTTATGAGGTGATCAAATTTGGAAATTATCGGTGTAAAAGTAAGCAAAAAAGCTGAGAACTTTATTAATGCTATTACACCAAAATTATATAAACCGGTAATATATAAGAGTATTACAGAGCTTGGTTTGAATAATTTTGGCGCTATGAAAGAATATCCAAACCATTTTATTATATATACATCCACAAAGCTTACCGGAGAAGTATTTGAATGTAATATATGTCATGAATTGCTTCATGCAGAACAAACAGTATTGCAATTTCCTGAAGTAGGTAACTGTCAACATAACAACCTATTGATTCAAATAACAATAGCTTTTACAGCTTTAATACTCGATTTGGATGTAAACCAAAAATTATCTGCAAACAAATTTGACTCTTCATATTTTTTTAATTACAGATATAGAGTTCTTAAAAACCTTGCCGACAGAAATTTTGATATGGTTACAAACAACTATTATGAAACATTACTTATACTTCATCTATCTTTGGTTCTAATGACATCTCCTACCAATCGGTCACGATATTTGCTATCTTTGTTTAAAAACCAATTTAATCACATAGCGGAAAAATCGATAAAAATATCGGAGATCATAAACAAAATAGGTTATTCAACGCCAGAGCAATGTTTAATATGTTTTGGAGAAATCATGACGTTTCTTAACTTGTGGGATCAGTGTGGAATATATTATAAAAATAATAATATTCTTTCAGTAGCACAATATAAATCTAATTTTTCTATCCTTAAGAATTCTTTGCTTCAGAAATAATACATGGACCTATAGGTAAATAGTTATCCCAGTCTATTGATTTATATTTCATCCCACATTTTACACATATACAAGTACCCCATTCTTCATATGACTCTACCCATATATGTTCATCAACCATAGTTCACACCTCCTAAGATTTATTGTATTAAATCCTGTTTGCCGTCCGCAACCAATATCTCATCGATATCATTCTTGAACTGCGGATACTTTGCTATAACTGCTGCATAGTCAAGTTTTCCCTGCTCGATTCTGAGCGCTAAATATGTTGCCATCTGTTCACTCATCTCCTTTCCCATTTCTATGCCATAGGCACGTTCATAATGATAAAATCAAGTGCTGCCTGAGTAAACTCAAGTTGTTCCTTTAAAAGTTCCATTTCTGTTTTAGGAGGCGGTGGCAATGCTGCCTTTTCTGCTTCAATTTCTTCAGATGTTTTCTCTACGATTTCTCCATCAACATACTTAAATCTATATATACCGTCGATGGCCAGCGAAGGATTTATAACCCCATTTAATTCAAAATGCCGGCCGCCATTTTCGTTTATGCAAATGTCGCCCTCTTGAGGCTGTTCAAAAGCATCTGAAAAGCCATAAACTATATTATTATTTGAATCAAGTCTTATATAATGCTTATACCCCTCCATAATATCCCTCCTATAATTCAGCATCCGCTGTCCAATGAAATATAATTGTATTATTTACCGTTGTTAATGTGCTCCCACTATCATTAAACAAGCCAAACCCTGTATGTCCTGTATACGCAAGTTTTCCGGAGTTTTCCGCCAAATCAGTACCATCATTCGCCGAAACCCTCCCTGTATTCGTTGGTGTTGTATATGGGTATATGGTTACGGTGGGCACTATACGTTTTGGTACTTTAAAAGATGTTTTTCCATATTGTTGTTGTATATCTATAGTATTACTGGGCAATACTTTACTTTCTATGCCCTGTGTGACAAATGATGTAATAGAAGTATTAATATCATAGCTTCTTTCAAAGTATCTCATACAAGACAATAATTCATCATTAAAGCTTCTTGGAACAAATGGTAATGCAACATCCCCTGTGCATACCTGAACCTGAGCTATGTCGATATTGCCTGCGCCGACAAAGGTTTCAGCTACAGTATCACCAACTTCTATTGCTCTTGCTGTACCCCACATGCATGCAAATGAAAGCTCTAAAAAGTCATCACTGTTTGTTCCAAAAGTTTTACCTGTAAGAGTATTTGTAGTAAAAGTATAAGTATATTTTGTCCAAGTAGAAGTCAATACCCAGGTTGTTCCTGGTATTATTTCAGTACTGGATGGAGAACCTCCAGTCCCATATAATTGTACAAGTTTAATACCTATTTTTTTATTTGGTATACTGCTTCTAGCCCAAAATGATATAGTAATTTTCTTGCCAGCGCCGCATAAATAGCGAACACCATTTTCAATTCTTTGTCTTGCGAAATTATATACATCATTAGTTCCAAATCCGCTTCCTGCACCATCTACAGTTATGCGATAATAGTAAAATGACGCTGGAATTTCTCCTGATAATAATTGTCTGGAAATTGTTATTGTAGGTAAAATACCTGTATTAGCTATGGCAACCATCCATCTATCTGCTGTATAGGAAGTTGGATTAATAAAACTCACATCTCTTTGCCATACGTCGAAATTGCCGTTGATTATGGCTTGGCGGGACATAAACTGTTTATCATTTTTGTATATGTTATTTACGGCACTCAATGCATCATTCACAGCTTCGTTGGCATTTTGTATCACAGCATCCGCACTATCAGCCTGCCCCTTGATGTTCGTTGCCACCTTGCCACTGATTGTGGGATACGGTGTAATCTCCGGCGGGTACTCGTATACAACCTCATAGTCAGAGTCGACAGGTGAGGTCAGGGTTATCGTGGTGGTTGTATTGCTTGTGACTGCCGCAACTTCTGATGGTATGCCGTTTACAAGCCGTTTAACGGACTCGACTGCCTTTATTGTCATGCCTAAACTGTTGAGCCATGCCGGCAGTGTCAGTACTCCAGATACTGGCCGTGCAATAAACCTATACTTATTCTCCCACAACATCAATGCCCCCGGTGCTGCTCGGAGCGATTGTGGTGCAACTGAGTAGGAGGTAGGGATAGCATACTGATATTTTATTTTATACGGAGTATAGCCGCTATAGCTCGCTGTAGGTAATGTACTCGTTAGCCCTGTACCGTCAGTGATTTTCTTCCAGTACTTTGTTCCGGTGCCGGAGTATGGGGTAGAGCCATCAGAATTGCACATTTTCCAACCGTAGAAATATGCCTTCCACTCACCACCAGAAGGTGAATAGTCTTCTGGAAAACCAGTTTCCGCATCGTCGAGTCCTATATATATTATTGTTCCAGATGAGCTAAAACCCCTCAAGGCGTTTACCCTGCCTAAATAATCTACAATCATTGTATTCGAAGTAGTCATAGGGTCTTTTGCATTTGGAGCGACTGAGGACTTAGAAACGCTTAAATTTTTCCAGCCAGTCCCGTCTTGTACTGTAGAAAAACTGAAGCTGCCGTCCAGTGTTACCCAGTCACTATTCCGCTGCGCTCCTGCCCCCGTCAGCACATTCTGCTCGTCTGCCACGCTGCCGACCTTGGACAGTTCGCGGTCCCAATAGACTTCAGTGGCAGAGTAGGAAATATAGGTTTTATCAACAACACTCTCTTCAATAAGCATTACTTCTTCAAAAGTTACTGTATTTGTTGAAAATGGTGCTAAACCAACAAGAATTATATCATTAGTCCCAGTATCAAAAACTTTACTTATTGATGTGGAACTTCTTGTGTCTTCATTAGCAACAAGTACGGCGGTAAAATCTTTATTAAATACCCCTATAGCACCTCGTTGAGACGTTACATCTTTAATTTTAAATCGATACTGTGTATTTTGTTTGACTTTTACGGGATATAAGCGATAATATAATACACCGGAGGAAGTGCCTACTAAAGTAATGCTTTTTGCGCTTATATCTACTACTAGGGGGGCTAAATTAGGAATAAATGAACCAACCCAAGACTCATATCTACCGCTTTTTACATCTTGCGTTTGTATATTTACAAGATTTTTACTCGTCACGCACCTTACCCGTCCAGGCTTGCTGGATTGGGTGCCAGTTTTCACATACGGATATTTCATTGCCAATTGGTCAAATGACAAAGCATCTCTTTCAGTAGCCGTTATTTCGTAGATAGCTGCCTTATCGATAAACAGCGATATACCATTAGTTTCTGTAGCTTTTGCCTGCGCATAAACTCTAGCATTTGTTATATCCGCTGTGCATGTAAACACGGCATAAAGCTCGCCAGAAAGCTTACCAGCTAGAATACTTACATTTTTTGTTCCAGATATAGCCGAAAAATCAGATTTTGTTATAGCCATTGCAATATCTGTAACAGCAGCACTAACTTTTGTTAACATCCTAAGAAAATATACTTTACCGTTTAAAAAAGATATATTCTGCATACCCAATGCCAAAAATATACTGCTAACATTTCCCGTAGTTTTTAACCAACCATTTTCTATTGAGACAGCACTGCCGTATGCAGCAAACTTGTTTGTTGTGGTTTCCATATCTGAATCAGGGCAAAGATTCGTCAGCGTATTCCCCCGCACGACCAGCTCCGCAAACAGCGCGTCTCTCGCCTCGCTGGACAGCACATTATAGGGAGCGGTAAAGTCTACTGTGGAATAGGAGGGGGTTTCTACGTCAGATTGGAGCTGCGTAAAATCAGTCAAATGCGCATTTAGTGCATCATTAACTGTTTTTACGCTGTTTGGGGTAGCAGCAGTAGATGTACTGTTACTGGATATGCTATCCTCCAGTTGAACAACACCCTTTTGCAATGTAGTCCCGTCTTGCACTTCAAAGTTGAACTTATTTCCGACATCATCATATGAAATAGTAATGTTTGTCTGTGTTCCTGCTGATATAGCGCTTCCAATTACGTCCTGTGCTGCCTCTCCAAAGTCCGATATCTGTTCCGCTTCTAGTGTAATCACGTCTGAACCGCCAACGGCATGTGATGAAGCATGGGGACCGGGTATAGCCTCTCCAGTAGCAGTAATTGTTATCTGTTTTGTAGCGCTGTCTACTGATATAGTAATCCCTGTTCCACCTACTAAATTAATGTTTCCTTTAGCATTAGCAACATTATTTATTGAAGCTATTGCCCCGTTAGTCATATCCAGTTTAGCGCCGATTTCAGTTTCTGTGAAATACCTATCGTCATGGTTATGACCTGTATTGGATTTCCCTGATAAAGCTGTATCTACTTCCGGCTTAGTATAAGTTTGAGATTTATCGGCCTTTAAATCAAGTGCTGTATCAACTTCGCTTTCGGTATAGTATCTATCGTCATGGTTATGACCTGTATTGGATTTCCCTGCAAGAGCAGTATCTATTTCTGCTTTTGTGTATGTCTGTGATTGTGTATAGTATGAACTATCGTGGTTATGGCCTACATCAGACTTGCCTGACAAAAACGTATTAACTTCACTCTCTGTATAATACCGGCTGTCATGGTCACTGGATGCCTTATGAGTATTCAGCCCAAGCAATACTTCATTGATAGCATTTACTATCTGTGTTTTGTCTGTGGTATTAAGGTTAGCCACATTGCCGATTTTAGTTAATACTTCATTTATTGCCAATACAAGACTTGACTTCTGTGCGGTAGTCAAATCGCTAAATTTGCCAAGAGCAGTATCAATTATATCAAAATTGTCATTAAACTCCGATCTTCTATGGTAGTCAGCACCATCCCATTTATTCAAGTTATGGTTTATAGTTTTATAAGAGCTCATTCTATCACCCCTTAAACTTCTGCTTTGTTTATTTCACTAAATGTTAAATTTTCGAGTGTATCCCAGGTCTTATCTTCAAGAGAATCAAACGTAAGTACATAAGATGCAACCTTTGTAATATCACTACCTAAAGTCATTTCCCTTGTAAGTTCATAAATTTTTACATCCCCGCTGCCTTCAAATTTAATCTGAAATGAATTTGCCCGTTCCGGTTTAACGTATGTTGTATAGTAATAATAACCTGTCGTTATTATGGTATCGGCAATGGCATAATCTCCCTCGTCGATTTTATAATAAATCCTCAGCATGGCATTTGCTCCAAGTTCAGCCATAACCTTAATCTTACTTGTTACCTTTGCGCCTAAATGTCTTTCTGTAAACCGTTCTGTTTCCGCTTCAAAGCTTACTATTTCACTGCCTGAATTGAATCTATAAACACTATTTTCGGACAGCGCATATAAATACCCATCCAACCATGCGAAATCCTTAATATTTAAGTTATCTTCTCTATGCCATAAGCCGTTGTATGTATCATAGACATAGAGATTGTACGCTGAGCCGTTATAAAGGCTAATATAATATTTTCTGCCATCGCTCCCGGCAGTTCCGCTTACATAGGTTTCATTTAGATTTAAGGAAATGAGCTTGGGTATAGACCCGGTATAGATTTTGATTCCTTCCTTACTCATAAACAGTAGTGCACCATCTATTTCAGTCATGCTCTTATAATCATTGCAGCCGCTTTTTGCTATTAATTGCAATTTAAAATTTGAAGGTTTATTCCCATACAATTCATATATATAATTTTCTTTAGTGCATATGATGTGATTTTGAATTGCAATAATTCCAGTAAAGTCCCCTTCTTCCCCGGAATTGGTCTGGTAGGAATCAGCTTCTGATAACGGTACGCTGAATTGATTCCACGTTAAAGGGTCTCCGAGCTTGCTTCCATACAGGTTATTCCCTTTTACGCCGAAAGCCCTGTTATTGTGCACACAAATATAGTCCATATCCGGGCAATTCGGTATGTCTCCGAAAACGTCTGTGCTATAGTTATAATACTTTTTATCGGGCATAACCAGAATGATTCCGAAATACTCCGCAATACTTTTTCTTCCTGCGCTCACAGTGCCTTTTACCACACCGTTGTATACAAAATTAATGCCATCCACCCAGCATAGTTTACTATTGGCGGCAAACAAGGCTTGACCTGAAGTCAAAGTATTTATTACTTGTCTCGGGTCTCTTGGATACAAGCAAGGCGAATACCGGGATGAAAGATTCGTCATTGCCGTAAGTTCTCCTTGATTAACAATAGGCATCCTGTTAAGTCCTTTAAAACCTATGTTCTCAATACGTGATTCAATTTTTGGTGGGCTTTGCCTTACTTCCGGAAGTTTCACCTTGATTCCCCCTGTTTTTCATACCAATCTTTAAACTCTTGAAATGAAGTATTGTATAAACCTATCGAGTTGTTATAATTTTCATATTCATTATTAAACCAATCTATCATAGCTGATATATACTGCCAATAAAGCTTATCGTATGGAGAAGGAATAAGTACATCTTCATCTATGCTTCCATGCGGGGTAAATGGAGTTCTATAAACAACTCTCAACCCAGGTGTTGTATCGTTAGAATCAGGTATTGGATAAATAGCAAGTCTGTTGTTTGAATCCCTATAATATCCTGTAGTTTCAAACATGCTATAGTCAATAGGATACATTTCTTCCCCATCAACGAATACTTTGGCTATACGGTCAAACGTAACTCTGGCCGGAAGGTCGTACGAAGCTTGCCCTGATACTCTCGAGATATCTACTGGTGCAAGATATTTGAATACTTCGTTCCATGCGGCTCCCTCAACATGGTTTATCCAGTCCAATTTTGTAGAAGGTGTATATATATTAGGTTTCAGTTCGTTTATATTGCTTATTATTGAACTTATTTTCATGACTACCTCCACAAATAAACCTTAACTCTTTTATATCTGTTGGTAGATCCACGGATATTATTGTTTGCCGCCGAAGCATCTGAAACAAACTCAGCCATTAATTCGTTTGATTTTTCCTTGTCCAACTGTTTAAGCACTTTCGCAGCTATATGCTTGGCTATGCACATGTGATAAGCAGGGTTAATAGCGGGTGCATCACTCATGGAAACAGCCTTTGCACATTCAACCAAGCCGTATACCGTAAAAGTGTCCTTACACTTAAAAAGTAAAAATGCATTGCGCCTAACCTTGTACTTTATGAAATTGTTCCCTTTGGAATCCAGTACACGTTCGATTTTCAGTATCCTGGGAATTAATTCGTACTCATTATCCAAATCCTCTACAATAATCTCCTGCGTCACACCGTCTTTTGCCGTATCATAAGCCATAGACAATTCATGAATGGCCCTGTTATACATCTTCAAAAAATCGCTGTCGGATATTGGTGAGCTTGCAATGTCCATAGCCTCTTTTAATATTTCTCTAAGAGTCATTCAAACCACCCATTCTATACAAACTTAGTTTTATAGGCTCCTGCATCTATAGCCCCGTCATTATCCTCATGCCTTCTGGCATACTGGTGTATTTCTCTGGCCGTAACCTCTATCTTGTCATGGAAGCTTTTTTCTCTATCCATAATTAACTTTTCGTTTTTACGTTTCATTTCCTCTAAATTTGCCCTGAAATTCTCAATTTTTGTCTTATAAACCAAGTCTATAGTCCTTGCGTCAAGTTCGTCATATGGTATCGTGAAGCAATATGTATTATCTTTCTGTCCTGAATGGTGAATCTCATATTTCTGATTATCAGGATTAAATAGTACAAAATATCCCTCATCTATTTCTTTTAATCTTCTTGGTATATCAAATACATTGCTGTTTACCAATATTGGTCCCTGGTATAAATTCTTTAATTCGATGTCCATATCTACCCTCCGTAACTTTTAAAAAGGAGAGAGGTCATAAGCCCCCCTCCTTATACAATTATCAAATATTAAGCAGTAATTGTTATACCGCTCATTTTCACCTGTGCGCCGGGATGGTCACAAATGACTTCTGCATACTTTCTTAATGTAGCCGTCCACTTCGGATAGCCTGCAACCTGTTTAAGCACAGAGCCGTTCTGGTCCTGCATCCAATCCCAATCCGCGAGCTGATGGAATGTAAATTGAGTAGTATCAAGCAAATACATTTCGCCTGAGCCAATGAACTTGTCATCTGTTAACGGAACGCCATTAATACTTATTGCAGTAAAACCGCCTGTAAGTTCCATCGTGTTAACATTCCTCTTGGTTGCTTCAAGGTAATCGTAGTATTCAGCAAGTACATATGGGTTGCAAGCGATAAAATCAATCTTCCCACCGGCTATGTTTTTAGCATCCATCATAGCTACTATAATTTTCTTATCACTGAGTGAACCAACGTTTGTTTTCAACTGTGGCACCATCCAATAATATGTTGACCTGCTCAATCCGTACAAAGTATCGCCAGAAGAGAATATTTTCCCGAACCCGGTCAATTCGTTGTTGTATGCCCCCTGCTCGGTTATGAAGTCCGTTTCGGCTGTAGTAACCGTTGCTGTACCTGCAAGCGTAATTGTTTTGTTTACCCTATCAACAGACAGGATTCTCCTCTGTGTACCATTTGCTACAGCAGCCCCATTTGTGTCAAGTATATCAATTATCATACCTTCCATGAGGTATTGAGTTGAGACAACATTTACTGTTGTGCTTGCGGTTGTAATTCCACAAAAAGTAAGTTTTCCTGTGCCGTCAAGATAAATCTGCCTTCCGAATGAGTGTTTGCAACCTTTAAGGATACCATCCATTTCAGACTTTAACAGGTTTACAAAAGCACCGACATCTGACTTAGAAGCCTCAATAGCCAAGTCGGAAATTTCAATTACCCCATAAAGCTTCTTGAGCGTGCTTTCAAAGTTAACATAGTTGTTTCCACCGGAAGTAGGCAGTGCGCCGGTTTCTGTACCTGCACCACTACCACCATTTAGTCCAAAAGGCGCAAGTTTTACTACTTTTCTTCCTCCCTGTATGTCCCTGGTTGAAGTTTTAATTTTGTTATAAACAGGTGCAGTTTCCGTGTTTATCTGATCTCTTACGATATTAAGATATACATTTTTCAATGCCGCATCAGCGGTACTCATTGTTACTGACATTATATCTATCCCCTTTCAAATCATCGTTTTAGTAAACCGAACATCGAACTTACAATGTCGTGTGCTTCATCCAATGTTTTAGGCTTGTTTGGCGGCGTTACCATTGCCTGGCCTGCGCTTTGCGAATTAATAACAGTAGGTGGCTGGTTATCCTTTATCTGCTGCATGTGAGCTTTCAAAAGTTCATTTTTTATTGACTCATCCTGCAGGATTAAATTTCTGAAATTCTGATCTGACAGTAATGCTTTAGGGTCTAACTGATGTGAAGGTTGATATTTTAATCCTTTTGCATAGATATAAGCATCCTTCAAAACCTTTTCGGGATTTGAGCTTGTCCCAAGTTTGTTTTCAGAAATGTACTGTTTCATGCCATCTAGAAATTCTGCCATATCGGGATTCTGTTGGCTAAAATTAGTTACGGCTCCATCCCAAAGCTCCTGTGTTTTCCTTGCGTCTACTTCCTGGATAACAGGAGTTATTTTGCTTTCCAGTGGAGCAAGTATCTTTTTAACAGTGCTTTCGACTACCTTGGCAATTGCATCCTGCGGTTTTTCATAAAACTGCGACAAATAGCTTTCAGCGTCAAGAGTTGTAAGTTCATCTTGCTGTGGCTGCTGCGTTTGTTGTACAGGCTGTACAGACGGCTGTGCAGTCGTTAGCTGCTGTAACTGTTCTTGAAGTGTTTCAACCATTTTCTTTGTGTCTGCAAGTTCCTGGCTCTTTCTCGTATAGTCAGCTTGCAGGTTTTGGTATCCTCTAAACACTTCCTCAGTATTTTTGAACTTACCAAGAATAAGCTGCTCCTGTTGCTGCGGTTCTGCCGATGATTGCGCTGGCTGCTGAATAACCGTTTCCGATGGCTGAGTTTGAACAGTGTTTTGCTGTTCATTTGCCATAGCATCCTGGAACATTTTTGTCACAATTTCATCTGTACTTAAATTGGTTTGCTGGTTTTCTGGCTGCTGCACAGATTGTCCAGGGTCTGCTATAGTAGCAGAAGGGGTCTGTGTGGCAACTCCATCGCCCTCAGCAAAACGCTGTAAATCAATTTTTATCCTGTTGCATTTGTCTGGTGTTACATTGTTCATCATTTAAACCCCCATTGTTTTAAAATAAAAAAGCCAGTCGCCGGATTCGTGCGTTATTCGCACCCCGATAACTGGCTTTCTGTTGCTCTTAGGCTATCCGAAGCTCTATAATGTTAATTTGTTAATCTGCTTACATCTTGGACATTTAATTTCAATTTCTCCTTTCCCAATTTTATTATCATCCATATTTCGTGTAAAAATGGTCAAATTCTTTGAAAAAGCCAAAATTCTATTACAACTCACACACTTTACTGGCTTTTTATCATCCTGCAACATTAGGTACACCCCCGGTTTGTGTCATTTCAGAAGCGGCAGCTTTAAGCATGGCTTGCTGTACCTGTGCCTGTATCATAGCTTTATGCTGCTTTACATGAAGGTCAAATGCCATAGCCACATCTGGATACTGTTGCTCAATTTGCTCATATCGAACATCGAGCCTGAATCTGTTATGTTCCTGAATATGAATAGCATGATCATCATAATCTTTTACAACAGGCAAAACTCCATTTTCAACAAATTTGTTTTCTCGCATTGCCCTTGTGATTTGAAGGTTGTCAATATCAGCAGCATCTTCCCAGTTGCCAAGCTTAAGTGCTTCGAATATTTTAGACCTTAACCGCCTATCAATTCTTCCGGTGTCAGGGTCCTCAAACAATCGATATTGCAACAAGTCAATAACCATCTGCCTTTGCTGTGCCGGTGTCTGTGCAAGCTCATCCTCTTTTTCGATAATAACATCATCACTTGTAATATCACTTGCATACCATTCTATAAGCTGTATGTCATTGTTCTCGCCTGCGTACCGGAGTAATCTCGGCCCCTTTGCAAACTGTTTACACATTCTGAGGTCAATCTTGCAGGATTTTATTGCAGCTGCATTGATGTTTTCTGCTGTTAACCCTATCCTGGTATCGTCCTGTTCCCTAATTTTTTCCATGGCTATACCGGAATTTACACCAGAAGGAGGTAATGATTGAGAGGAAAACGGGGATACCCCTGATATTTCCTCGAATTCTTTACGCAAACTGGCTTCTTCCTGGTCAAAGTCTGTTGTAGAATCCCTGCTTTCAAGAAATTCAGGCTTTTTTGTGCCTCTTGCATGTACAAGGATTTTCCCAGGATACAATCCTTCTTCCTCTAAGTCCTCTGTATCTGTATTTCCATCGTCTTCTACGGCGAGTACGCCTATAGCTTTTCTGTTTAGAATTTCATGCTTGCGGTTCTTGACTGCATTGTATGACCTTTGTATTGGTATTAACCGTTCGATTATCGAAGTGGGCCAGAAATGTCCAGGGTTTTCAATACATATTTGCATTGTAAACGGAAAACCAAGACTCCCATTATCACCAACCTTGTATATAAAATCCCCATAATAAAGGAGTTTATCGCCTGCAACTATGATAATAACCCCTTTAGGGAATTTCTTGCACGGGAGAGACATGTATTCAATCACTATTTCATGGTTCTCTACAACGGTTGAGGCAAATTTATATATGGTTGCATTGTACCCCAGCCCGCCGGTTCCGATGTTGGTTTGAGACAATGAAAATACGTCAATGTTTCTTCCTTGAACTTCAACCCTCCATGTATCGTATATTTCATCTACATGAAATGCACGTGCATGAATAATGCTCCTGCATCCTTCTATTCCTCTCGCAAAATTGTTGTCCGGGAAAAATTCAAACGGAGAAACAATTATCTTCTTCAAGTCCCCCTCATATATCTTCTCACCGTTAAATTCACCGATAAGCCTTCCTGCTTTCGTATCCCACACATCTTTATAAAAGCAGCAGCCGCAAATTTCTGCCCATGCAGTAGCTTCCGAACGCTTTTCGTTCATGCTCTGGTTGTATTCAATGCCTTTTGCTATTGAAGTACACACTTTTGCAGTGGCAACATCGTTACTTTCGGACGTAGCAGGTCTGACAAGAGGAATAGGTCTCACTCTCTTAAGCTTTGCAAGCCTGGTTTCGTATATAGGTGCAATGTGGTTGTAAACTTCTCTTTCCTGCCAATCGTACAGTTTATCTACCTGTTGCACTTCCTGAGCAATAAGGTTAATATCACAATATTGATTCCCCATAAGAAAATTCATGTTCAAATGCCATTGAAGTTCTATTGGTCTTCTTAGTTCCTGCCTGCGTTCAAATTCCTGCTTAACAAAAGATATTGACTCTTCTTTGTTATTGAACGGCATATGTTGGGGCTGTTTAAATGGGTCGTTGCTGTCAGGCGCTTCGCCCCACTTTTGAAGTCCTATTTTATTTTTGATAATATCTACAAAGCTCACGTATAACACCCCCTATTCCTTGTCGTTTAATGTATTTGCATCCCGCTGTTTTTGAAGATTACGCTTGATGATATTCTTTACTGTAGGAAGTTTACCGTCATGTTTATACTCGACGTAATCTTTTGCCATGATACGGTTATACAGGTCTTTGCGCTCGTAATAATGGACAATTTCAAGCGTAATTAACAAAATAATTAAAATAATGCTAATTATATTTTGCATATTATCAACCCTTCTTAGTGGTTATATCCGCTATGGCTTCAATGCAAAGGTCAGCGTTAAAGGCCTTCTTTTTCTCCTTACCGTCCATCCTGTCATACATATTAGTACTTTCAACAGTGCACTCAATTACCAGAAGCACCTTATCACCAGCACTATACTTTGAAACGTCAGGAAGTTCCTTGTCGTTTAAATACAACCTTGGTTTCCAGTATCCTTCCGGCATTGCCATATCGCCTTTCTTTTCTTTTGGAGGCTCAGGCATCTGGTTAACATCAATCTTCTTTCCTGCAACTTTATCTAATGCTATTTCAATAGCGCTCTTAGCCATGTTTTATTACCTGCCTTTCCCATGCGGTTTCTGTACCGCTTCAAGTTTATTTTTTAATTCCTCATTTTCTTCTTTCAGGAATTCAATAGTGGCAAGCTTTTCATTGAGCTTGTCCTCTAAATCCTTGGCCTTATATTGCAATTCTCTGTGTTCTTTTGGATTAACCTGCCCTTTTCTTAATACAAATGGAGTTATCCCGTCGATAAAATCCTGGTCACCTTTTAACCAGCAGAATTCTATAGTTTTATGAACCATCTGTTTTAAATGGTCGTAGCAAACTATAAAATGGGTAGATGGAGATTCGTCAGGGTCTCCTATCGAATATTCTGCTGTATTGTTGCACCGTCTTACATCGCAACGGCTTCTGTATTTATATCTGTTTATTTCTATGCCCATATGTTACCTCCTTTCAAAATTGATTTATTTACATCAGCCTGCGTTTTCTGCCTCTAATAGAAGCTTTCCACAAGCGTTCCATGTCTTTTTCAACCTCTGTCTTAGCAGGGCGTAAACCCTTAGATCTTTTTGAGTGATAAGCTATAAGCCCATAACCTGCGCCATCGTACCAATGGTCATTGTCACTTTCTGCAACCTTCTCGTTATCGTCAGGGTCTTTTAACTGCTCAGGTAGTGTTTCTATGAGCTTTCTGCATGTATCGAATATTTGAACCTTGGCTGTCATTTTGCCGGTGTTTTCATCGAGATACGGATCTAAATATTCATGCCAAACAGATTTTCTCAATCTCCTGTCTGTAATTGCCTTTATAAATCCATAAACTCCACCGTCATTGTAATAATCAATAAGCGTTTTCCCTTGTTCATCCCTTACGTGTGTTGCAAAAGCATCATGGCCGGCAACAGTAAAATCAAATTTTTCTTCTATTTCGACCTCTCTGCCATTAAAAACGTCTATATATCTGGATTTTTCAACAACCCTGCGTGCCTGATCCGAATATTTAACCCTTGAACTGTCTTTTTCCCTCGTATATTCCCGGTAAATATAAACAGTGCCTTGCTCATCTACAGCAAACCAATACCATGCAAACGGGTCGTCATATCCGTTATCAACGCTTCTCCAGCGTTTCCAGTGTTTTGGTATCTTAAATGGCTTACACACATGAATGTTATAATCAAATTCCGGGAAAGCCTGGTCGTCAAATATATCCCAGTCTCCATCAAGCAGCGCTTTTTTCTCTTTTTCTGGTAGTTGCATGAGATTTGCAATATAATTTGGGTTCTTCTCAAGCAAAAATTCATTATCGTACACTCTTGCGGGAATATAGCACCGTGTAACCTTCATTTCATTGCCTTTTTCATCTTTGCCTAGACTTACCGTAAATGGAACCATTGGCTCACTTGTTCCAACTCTAAACGCTTTTTTAAGGTATTTATGACCTATACCTCCGGGATTTGTAGTCATTTTCAGTTGTTTAGGGAAGTCATTTGCACCCCTTATACGGGATTTCATATAAGTTATTCTGTATTGGCTCATGTGAGTGGCCTCATCTATCCTAATGATGTCATATTCGGCTGATTGGTAAATACCAACACTGCTATCTGACTCCAAATACCCGAATTCAATCATCGAACCATTGTAAAAGTACCACTTATGCTCACCTGCATTGTACGTTCCTGCCTGTTGCGGATATATTTCCAATGATGTTTGTATCAACGAACGACTTAATTCAGGAAACGTTTCACGCAAAATAAGCTGTTTTATTCCAGGGTATTGCATAGCGTCCTTTAAAGCATCAAGAAGCTGAGCATATGACTTACCACCACCCGCTGCTCCTCCAAAGAGTACTTCATCGGCAGTGCAGTCCATAAATAAACTCTGCTTGTATGTGCGTTTAAATACTATTTCTTTTGGTGCTTTAGTTAATTGTTTCTTTCTTCTCGCTTGCCTCGGCATTTATACCCCTCGAATACTTACATCTTTACAGTTTGATTATGCTTGAAACCGTGTGTAATTTTGGTCAAAAAGAAAAAGCCACGGATTAACCGTGACTCTTTCCCAAGGAGGTAACATGAAATGGACAAGCAAACCGGACAATTATATTGTGCCATTTCTCCTATGTAGTTTTGGTCAAATTACTTCGGCTTTCTGCCGCCTTTTCTACAGCCCATGTTCTCGCCTTCTTTCATTCAACATTCTTATAAAAATTATCAATCGCCTTACGTCTTTCGGTGTTTTGCTTACCCTGGGTGTAATACTCATTACATTCTTTACACAGTTCTTCGTATAAATAATCTTCCTTGCCGCATACACGGCATGTATGCTTTTTATTTAATTCTTCAACGAATTCTGCCATCACATTTTACCTTCTTTCTTTATTCATCCACTTTACAGCCGCAATTTTGCATTATCCGTTCCCATTTCTGCCTCGTTGTATGTCAATCCCAGTTAGGCTCAATCTGAGGAAGATTTCCAACATCAAAATCATCCGGGATATGAAAAGTCATGCTGCCATTGTTCAAAGATATTACTCGTTTCCAACCTTCCCAATTATTGTCCGTATCAAAATACCATCCACAGGGATAATATTCAGGAGCAATTTCTTTTATCATGCTTCTGACCATATCATTCATATAATTGGCAAATGCTAAAGCCAACATATTTCTTTCCCAATAAGCCCCGTTTTTTGATTCTTCAGCGTTCATTCCTTCTTGCCATTCATAAATTTTCATAAACTACCCCCTAAACAATCAAAATGTTGTCTATGCCTTCTCCGTATTCAGGCTTTTCAAATTCTCCAGACATTCTTTCGATGACCGGAATTATAAAAAGATCGTTAAGCTTGCTGGCTCTGTTTAAACATTCATCTTTACTTGTTGTAATCCATACACAGTTAGTCCAATAGCCATATTGTTTAGCCATATCAATAATAGGTTTCCTGCGTTTTTTGGATACATTTGTTTCGTCAATTATTATATCTGCACCCTGTTGAAGCAACATATTGAGAATTATATTATGAATGCTCCACATCAAAGCCTCTCCATCTTGCCAAAACCTTTGATTGTAAACCAAATAACGTAAATCATCAGCCGACAAAACAACTTGATGTTCCTTATTTTCTGAAATCCATGTGCTCTTACCACTTCTTGGCAGTCCGCACATCAATGTTATTGTTTTCATAAATTACCTCCTATAAAATTTTAATTTTAATTTTGCCGACATTGTCCACAGATTGCCTCCTGTAATTGTTTCTATGAACAGATTAACACAAAAATAGTGTAGAAAAAGTCATTAATCAATAGAAACGAGCCTGATATAGTATGAGCCTTTGCGTTCATAAATGGTATCATTGAAGTTTATCTCAATAAAAATCTTCCAATTCAGAACGGCTTAAACGTGCCTCTCTAACATTCAATATTCACTTTATAATTTTTAAACATATCAACCAATGTCTTATTTATGTATTTACCTTTAAAGAAAATATAAGGATTCGCAAAATACTGGTATGTATTACCTTTACCTGTCTTACCTCGATAGAAAACCATCATTTCAACAAGTCTATTCATGGAATCAGATACAGTTTTTTTACTCAAATTAGTCATTTCAATGATTATTTCATTGTTTATAGGAGTGCCGTTACTCAACTTCAATTGTCCACTCTCATACGATATAAACCTCATTAATGCAAATACCAATATGGCATCGGTTCCAACCATCTTGCCAGCAACCTTTATTAATTCGTCAGGGAAAACTTTAAGAAAATCTGCACCATCTTTCCATATTTCTTTATTGCATTCGTTTCCTTCTGATTCTTCCCTGTATCCAAAATATACTCCTTTAGTATCAATTCCTTGTTTTTCTAACCTTGTTCTTGTTTTTGCATATTCTTGCAATACTTTATCGCGATTTCTCATATAACCTCCAAATATTTACTGGAAAATTTTTAAAGGTGTAAATTTCTACACGTTTACATAACAACCATAATGTCTTGTATAACTGTTTATTACTCAATTTCAAGGTTTTTTCCAAATCTTGTGAAGGTGTAAATTTCTACACCTTTGAAAAAGTCTGAAAACGCCTTATTTTATTGGTTTTGAGGGCAATTTATTGCAGTTTCGTCCCTCTTATATATCTAAGAACTTAAAAACACTATAGGAATACCATTAAATGTTCTTGTTTTATTCTATATTGAAGTTCATGTTTAATTGGTCAAATAGAAACCCGATACCACCTTATAAACCACCCTGATTTTCGTCAGTAACATGCCCCCCGGTATAATAAAATAGGCATAGGTACTTTGATGAAACGGAATTTGTGTGGGAAGTATGCCCCCGGGTATGATAGGAAATATGCGGGAAGCCTTTTTATAGGGGTAAAATGTGGGAGTAGTATGCAAAGCCGCTTTTTAGAGAAGAAAAAATGTGGGAGGATATATATTTGTTGGGGTTATATAGCCCCTTGAACCCCGGTTTCCTTGATCCCCCCCGGTATCTGAACCGCACCAGTATAGTTTCCTGTATCTGATCCGCAGTCCATCAATAAAAGAAGGCCAGCCGATTGACTGACCTATACAGATTGAACAAAACAAACTCATGTATAGCAGAAATATACCTGAGAAGTGGTAGTTTCAAGGGTTGCGTACTTAATACAAAAATCTAATTTTGTTCAATGATATTGTGACTAAATATATACTTTGACATAATTATAAAAATGCTATATAATAGTATTATCAGTACATAGGAGGTTATTGTATGATTAAAAAATATGCACGACAAGTTAGAGAATTATTACAGGAGCCAGGAGTTGAAATGTATCCGAAACTACCAAATCCAATAAAGAAAATCAGCAAATACGATGTTATTGTCTATTGCTTTAACAAAGGCATACGATACGAAGTGTTGCTTGACATCAAAAACTTAAAGAAAATCGCAGGGAAAGGCACATGGATTGCGCATAGCAGAAAAGACCGTAGCTTTTTATATGCATTATCAGGGTCAGGAATAAATAGAATTAATATGCATCAATTAATTATGGGCGAGACGCCAGAAGGCTTTGTAATTGATCATATTGATGGTAATGGATTAAATAACCTTGAATCTAATTTACGATTTATTACTGCTACTGAAAATATGATTAATAGAAAATGCAATACAAATAATCCTTTAAAGTCAAGATGTATAACGATCAAAAATGGATTTTACTACTTTCATATAATGCGAAAATTTAAAAACTATGAAAACGCACAAGAAGCACGAAACAAAGTTCTAGAAATCCTGAACGAATACAGTAAAAAAGATGCCGAGGAAAGAATAAAGGCTACCAAGTAACAGTAGCCTTTCCAACCCTTTATTTTTGCGAATCTTCGGGTTTCGGTGAAGTAGTAAACACCAGCTTGATTGTTGCGGTTTGGTCCATATTGACGTCTAAAGCGTCGGTTTCTCTGTAACCAAGGGCAGATTTCTTATAAAATATGGCATAAGCTGGATTTTTTGCAACAAACCCTAACCTGTCAACAGCATAATCTATGCGCTGTTTGGCTTTTTTTATCAAGTCACCACAAGCGCGTTTGATATTATTCTTCTCTTCCTCTTCTTTCGATAGGTTTTCATCCATATTCAAATTATTTCCATTTTCATAGTCCCATAAAGTATCTCTGTGAACTCCCAAATGAACAGCCAATCCAGAGAGTAAGGGCATTTCACCTTTTTTCTCGCATTTTGCAAAATAATCATCTATATCACTCTCAAACTTTTTGACATCTTCCCAAGTTTTCCACTTCGCAGTTCTGAATTCACCCATAAAAAACACCTCCAAATGCTTGATTTTCTAAGCTTATAGTAGCATTTATCCATATCATACAAGGTCAAAATCTCATTTCCGATAAAATTTTGAGTAATTTTTAGAAATTCAATGATTTATGGAGTTAATCGAATTATATTTCGATATTTTTCAAAAATTAGTCTATAAATCAAATTTGATATGTGATAACAACGGTTATAACATATACTCAAGCAAAGCGGGAACGCAAAATAAATTAAAAGGAGTGTTGAACATGATTAAAAACTGGAAGGATTACGTTGTTGAGGGGGCTGACATTGAAAGTCTTGAAGCTGATTTGAGAAATGAAGGATGGCTGGATGATGAAGGGCTGGACATTATGGTAGACGGCAGCACTAAACAATTCTGGAATAGGTACGATGTAGTATTCAAGGATGAAATACTCTTAAATTCAAATAATTAGGAGGCCGAACCTCCTGCCTAATGTGGCCAAAGACGGTGACAAGCCCGTAAAACGCAGAGTCAGGCAAAACCCCACCGGACGGGGTGGAATAGTCCGAGGCATAACGGCAAAGGCCGGGCGCTATAAAGCACATTGACAACCAAACAAGCCCGCCGCTTAGATATAGCGCAGCCGGCATAATCTAACCGCAAAACCTACCTGCGGGCCGGCAATCCCAAACAAGTCATATCTCCGGGAATGAGTCAAAGACGAAGCGCGAACCTGGTCAGCGTGAGCAGAGGAACGAGAGCGGAACGAGAAGGGCGTACATTAACTGCACGTAGCAAATTATAAATCGAAAGGGTGTTGAAGATGAAAATAAACCTTGAAAGACTGATAAGTGCTGTACAAGAGCATTTTGACAATGAGCAGAGTTATAGACTGGAATGTAAGAAAAAGGACTGGTGGAAAAGAACTCAGGAAGAAAAAAACAGTGTAATGTGGCATGAAAGAAATCTGCACGGCAGCAGCAATGAAGTAAGCGACTTGTGCGCAATACTTAACATTGACTGGCAGAAGCTCTACACAATAGCCCGATTAGCCCGCAAATGGGAACAAAAGCACAACTGGCAATACTGCTTCCCGGCGCAGGAACATGAGCAGAGAATCATAGAATATCTGGCAAAGAGTGAATATCCAATGACGGAAAAGGAATACGTCCACTGGAACATCAACAGAAAAGCGGAAAAAGCGGCACAGAAAGCCGCTTAACTCGTCCCGGCGAGTATAAATAGGCTGGAGAAATCCCACTGGAAACAGTGTTAGGCCGGGAGCGGTGCAGGCAGGAGTTAATCTCCTGCACGTAGCAAAAGCCGGGGAAGGTCCGGCGAAACGGAATAAGGGAGGGTTTGAACAATGTTTGATGTATCAAATATGAGAAAATTGAAAGGTCCAGAAGCAAACAACTGGGAGCTATACATGGACAGCAACGGTAGCATATGGTATGTAGCAACACCTGAAGCCGCAGCCGATGGATGCAAGAGTGGTTATTGGGGCGATGCAAAGCATTATCGTCGGGTTTTTGGAGTAGATGTACAGTTTTGTTAGGGCAAGGTCCAGTCCCGTGCAAGCCGGGACCGCCGGATAAACCGGCGCGACGCTCAACCTATAAAATAGGGAAACCGGCCCGACAGCCGCCAAGCAAATCCGGACCGGTCACATTACACAGCCGAGGCCGTGCATATTCAGTATAGCACAGGTCCCGAGCATTTTAAAGGGGGTTTATCTATGACAAGAATCAATGTTTATTCTCTCCGTCTGGTAAAGGAATCAGTAGCTACGTACGATGTTGAAAAGGTAGTTCGCAATCCAGCAAATGCAGCAGGAATCGTCAATCAAATATTCGACATGCAGAATCAGCCGAATGAAGTATTCGCAATTTTGTGCTTAAATACCAAAAATAAGGTAGTTGGCACACATATCATAAGTCAAGGTAGTTTATCTTCGTCAATCGTACATCCCAGGGAAGTATTTAAAGCAGCAATGGTAAACAATGCAGCAAGTGTCATCTTAGCACATAATCACCCCAGCGGTGACCCGGAGCCGAGCCGAGAAGATATAGAGACGACAAGACGACTTGTAGAGGCTGGCGAAATCATTGGCATTAAAGTCTTGGACCATGTAATTATCGGTGAGCAATATTTAAGTATGAAGGAAAGAGGTTTAATATAGGGCAAGGGTTTATCCGGGGAAGTGCCGGAGCGGGAGAAATCCCGTACCGCTCAACCTACGCTCAACCTATATGAAGGGATGTGTTTGCATGAAACCTGTCAAAGTCTACAAAACAAAGTCCGATCCGAGTGGGATACTATCATCGGCCGAAGCATGGTTTAAGGGCTGTAGTATTAGAGGATGCAACCTTGCAAGCATAGAGGATTGCAAAAAAGCCAATGCCATATACAGCGGACCGATTATAGTCAAAGAGGGCACATTTGAGTATGACTACGACAAAAACGAGTATGTCAAAATCCCGGCATAATGCCGGGTTGACTCCCGAACGGCTGAAAAGTCGATGCCGTGCCGCAAGGTGTGGGAGGTCGCAAAGATGGGAGGGTTTATTGATGATTAAATTGATTCGTTATGATGTGAAAATCAGGTATAAAGGCAAAGAGAAGCTTGTTACTGTTTATGAAGGGCATAACAGTTGGATATTCAACATTGAATGCCTTTATCCTGATGCAGAAATTATTGATTGGAAAAAAGGAGGTTTTACTCGTGAGAGTGAACGTGAAAAGGAAAAGAACCATTTATGAAATCAATTATGAGCGGGTCCTGCCTCTGCTAGCAGATTACCGGAAAATCCAGGTCCCAGGGTATATGCCGCTGGTTGTCGAGAAAATCGGCGACAATGAATACAGCCTGGCGCACTACTATGAGCAGAATGGTGACTTAATGTGTGATCCTGAGATAACAATCCGGGTTTATCCGAGCATGAAAATGGTCGAGGCCTTGACTTATCAACAAGATAACCTGGGGATTTATCAGGAAGTTTATCCGGAACCGGGGAAGTTTTATCCGCACCTGAAGCGGGAATTGAACAGCTTCCTGGGAATGTGGCTCAGAAACCTGAAGGACCAGGGATTTTATAAGCAGATAGCATAATTGCAGATGGGCGGCGGTTTGGAGGGACCGCCGCTAATGCACATGCCGGTCCAAAATCCGGCAGAAGGGAGGAAAATTATGTTTAATAATTACATTGCAAAAAGGATGGATTATAAGGACATTGGAGACAACAAGCTACTGATTGACAGCAAAATCTACACATACAACGATAGTGTTGACCCAGAATATCAAGACGATGGGGTATTGGACATAAGTTATTTTCCGCTGTTTGACGAGGACGGCGAACCAACCAACATGGTTTTCGCGTTTGACAAACGCGACGATGTATCGGATTCGCAGGAGTGGTGCGATGAGTACGACGCAGCGCACCCATACGTCCTACGATTTGATTAGCAGAGTGACGCCGGGCAACCGGCGGTAATGCACGTCCCGGTCACAAGTCCGGGAATCAGGGTGGCGGCCAACGCCGGAAGGAGAATTCACATGAAAATAATAATCAACGGTCAAACACAAGACATGTCCTATGAGGAGATATGCAAGCTCCTCAAAATTGTCCCAGAGGTCCGATTTGTGGAGATTAACCGGGCGGGCACAATAGACTTTACCGTCGGAAAGCCGGACGAAATTAGCTACCTAATCCGTCGCATTGCAGATGCTGGTATGCAGATGTCCAGCAAATTTTACAGATGGGCAAGCTGTCAGGGGTTTGGCTGCCCACTACTGTACTACAATGAGACAAAGCAAAAGCCCTGCATTTAGCAGAGCCTTTGCTTTGATTTTAATAAACCCTACAAACATATTTCAATCCACGCCCATGTGGGCGAAATACAATTATATATTATCACATTTTTATAATTAATCAAGGGCTTTATCAACAATAATTTTAAGTCCCGAGGTTGCCAGCTTGAAAGGGGCTGGGGCTGTAAAATTCAGCCAGCGGGAAACCGCTCAACGCTTATAGACTTTATCAGTCAAAAAATGATAAAATATGGGTGGCAGCCTATGCCGGAAAGGTGGTTTTTATTATGGAGTTGTATGTCTACAAACTTAAGGACGGGGTTAGTGTTGATAGCTGGGATGACGTTGATTTTAAAAATGACTGTATAGTTTGTGCAGTAATAACTGGTGAAGATAACAGAGATTGCGAAAAGAAAGCGTCAAAAAATGGATATGATAACAGCGAAGTATATGGATGGACTTATAATGATGACATTGAGATCGCAGAAGATGCGGAATACATTGACTAAGCCGGGTTTATCCCGGTTGTCCTGCAATATCTCAGCCTCCACGTGGCGCAGGGTGGTAACGGAGAAATCCGGCTGATGGGATAAGATATTGGTGGTTGTATGCTTTTATCTACGGATGATAGGCAGAGGCTTGATAATAGCAAGCGTGCTAATATTTTGCGGCTACTTGACGATGGTTTGACAGTCAAGTCCATTTGTCAGCAGCTATATGTCAGTACAAACTCTGTCTGCAAAGTCAAAAAACTTTATTTGCAGGAGGGTTTATCGGCGGCTTTGGGCATCCGGGAGCCGACGAATGTCCATCCCTATATTCTGGGGATTCTATGGGCAATAGGCTATTATGAGTCAGGAGAAGGGGTCTTTATTCTTCGGCATCAGAATCCATATTTTCTTGAGCAAGTCCGGGATGCAGTTGGATCTAATGCTATGGTCAGGATGCAACATCGGCAGGGCAAATATATCCTGAAACTAGGGCAATATTGTTTTGATATCTGCCAATTGCGTCAATTGGGATGGACTGAACGCAACTCTCATGATCGGCCATATCCGTCCATCAACGAACACCGAGACTTCATCAGAGGCTATATCGAAATTCACGGGAGAGTGTCTAAGGTAGTCCTACGCAATAAAAAGGGCGGCACTCAGGTGCAAAAACGTTTGCGAATATATGGGAATGAAACACTTTTACAAGCCATGAATGAGGTTATAAGTTTTGAACTTGGCATTCCTGAAAAGAATCTTGAAAAAACGAAAAAAGAGCACAGTAAAGTTTTAAGTTATTACAAATTGCACGAAATTCGAGATATTCTTAACTGGCTTTATGATAGTGTCACGGATAAATACAAAAACAAAGAGCTCGAATCAAAATATTATGAAATTCTGGAAGGAGGTTGACATATTGCCACGTAGACCGGTAGCAACAAAAACAGATTATATCCGAATCCGATTAAGTCCAAAGCTCAAAATGGCCTTGGAACGTAAGGCCCTGGCAGAAGGTAAATCTATGTCGGAATACCTCAGATACATCATTGAGGAAAAATTAAAAGAAACATAATACTGTAAGCCCCTAAAATAATAGGGGCTTTTATTTTTTGTGCTCTTTTGCTAAGTTTCACGCACTTCCACTATCCGGGAATTCAATTTTCATCCCTATCTGCTCATATTTTTCAAGAGGCGTATATTGCAAGCCCTTGCTTCTCGTTCGGGCGCCGGAATTTTTACTTATGATTCCCCATGGATTTTTTGCATTGTCACCGATGATATGTGTGAACTTCTCCCATTCTGTAGCAAAATGCCCAAATTTTATCCACTGGCACTTTGCAAAGGCGTCCCATGCTTCCCTTTGCGCATTTAAACGTTCCAATTTAAGGCGTTCAAGCAATTCATTTTCCACTTTCCTGCCTCTCCCCCTTTTGTTGTATGGATACCCTTTGACAATGTTAATAATAGTGGACTTTGATAGGTTGTACATGTCCGCAAGGTCTTGATATGTATATAATCCAGATATGTACTTTTCGATGATTTCTTTATCTTCTTCCGGTTTTGTATATTTGATTGTCAATGGTATCCACCTGCTTTTGCTTTAATTTTTATATAATCTCCCTTTCCATATCCTAATTCCATAATCAGTCCTGAGTTCATTGCACCTTGTACACCAATGCGCTTCTATATTATGGTACTTATGAGCCCAATACCTCACCCTCAACATTCTTTGTCCGCAGCAATACATTCTCCCCCTTCTTCCTAATACCTATACTGGCACTCATTCTGTGCCTCTGAATTAGCCGGTTCAACCGACAGCCTGATAAATATCTGCCTAAGCTCACACTTGCCGTAATCCTGGTTGCATCCCTCGCAATCCCTGAATGCATGTTCGGCCAGTGTATCCAGGTCATACCGTGATACTTGGAACATCATGTTCCTTGCTTCCTGGTCAAAATCCTGAGTCTTTATATTCGCCTCTGACTTTTGCTGACAATATATTTTTGCTGTTTTTATATCCCTTTTCAACTGCATTGCCGTGTCTATATCAAGGCGTTCCAATATCATGGCCGCTGCCTTTGCTGTATAGTTTATAGCGCCTTGAATGAGTTTCTGCTCCATCTTGGATAGATTATTGCGTTGACTCCATCCTTGGAGGATTTCAAGTTTCAGAAACCCCATGAACGATGCCAGCATCATGTATTGCTCCCGCTCTTTTCTATTCAGATATTGCTTCATGTTTGCCCCCTTTCCGGGCTATATGCTCAGTGATTGTCAAGGAGTTCCTCCCTATCTCGTCTTGTAGTGCCGGTACAAAAACGATTGCATATAGCCCTTCCGCATGTTTTAGCCATATTCAAACACCCTAACTGTCTTCCCTCTTAGGACACCACTTAGGGCTTGTTTTCACTTCACTAGCGCTCATCGTTCTACAATCATAATCTTTATCATTTGGTATATGACAATGATGGTAATTGATTTTCCCGCAAGGCTGTTTGTAGTAATATTCACATTCCTTGCACTTCGGTACCCGCTGCCCGAACCGTGTCCCTTTCGGTGCAAATATAGCTTTCAATAACTTTTCACAGTCGGCATCTGTTAAATCGTATTTATCATCCATTACTGCCATCCTGACCGCCTCCTATCTACTTCTCAAAATAAAATTTCCCATCCCATTCCTGCACCGTGATAATGCCGTAATCCTCTGCAACCTTGCATAAATACATGTCACGTATTTTTGTATGCAGTTTATTTATTAAATCTCTAAATACTTCAAGGCTGTGCGCTCTCTTATAGTGGTTACATCTGCGGCAGGATGGCATTTTATTATCAAAATTTTCTATCCATGATGTATCAATATACCTTGGGTCATAATACCATCCACGGCGTGGTACTAAATGGTCTACCTGCATATCCTTGTACTCTATCTCTCTGCCGCAATAGGCACACCTGCCGCCGTATTTGTTATATACCTGCAATCTTTCAGCCTTTGTCAACGTCCCCGCCTCCTATCGCCTTGTCTATTTCTAAAACAGCCTCATGCATCTCAATACATGCATCTTCTTCAGGTGTGTTGTCAAAATACTTGCAATGCACTTTTAGCTCTGATATGCCTTTGCAGAGTGCTTCCCTCGCCTTCCGCAACACCTCAACATCAGCCGGGTTGTGGTAGTCATGTTGTGTATCATATCCCCAAGGCAATCCTTTCCCTGGCACTGTGGGTTTCTTTTCGCATCCGTTTTGTTTGGCGTGAGTGAGTGCAGCTTTTGCCTCCCTCAACAACGTCCCGTCAATAATCAGTCTGTGCGTCCCATCAGCATCAAGAGGCGTTTCCTCAAATCTGCGTATTAGTTCCAGGATAAAATCTTTGTATGTCGCCACCTGCGCCCGTAGCTGCTGTATCTCCTGTTGCTGGGCTTCTATGGCTTTATATTGGCATACTGGGCATATGTATATTTCAGCATTATCACCATCACTTCTGTTGACATTGTACAATTGTTCACCACACGTTTTGCATTTTTTAATATAGTCGCTCTTTTCTCTATTTTCCTTTGTTTCATATCTGCTCCATTCATACGGAGTTCCTATCATATTAACCATCCCTCCTTTCTTCATGCTCTCGGATAGCACCCTGCCATCTTTTGATATTCTTCTAGTTCCTGTTCAGTCAATCTTCTAACTGTAATCCATTGTTCGCTATTATAAATCCGACGTATTAGCCAAATTTCGCCGCCTAATCTCTTTCCAGCCCAACGAACTCCATTGCCGTCTACTAACTCAAACAAAAAATTGCTCATTTACTATTCATCCTCCCCCAGCAATGTCTTTGCCTCTTTTTCTACTTCCAGGCAATCAGACAAGGTAAAATTTATATTTGCCCTGTAATCAAACCCTCCCATGACCTTCAGGACTTTTGCAAGCATTTCCTTTATTGCTGTATTCTGTGACCGTAATTGCTCTATCTCCTGTTGTTTTTCTTTAAGTGCCGGTAAGAAGCTATTAGCCACCATTTCTAACTTTTGTATTTCCTCGTTTTTTTCTTGAATTACGGATTCTAAAGCATCACATGCCATAAGTTCCGTTGCTTGCCTGTTTATCTCAGCCTGTAATTGTTTTATCTCCTGCTGCAGAGCTTCCATTTGTTGATAAAGGATTTTCTTTATTCTACCGTCAATTAAAAGCGCTTCATTTTCTCTCTGTAAAGCTTCAATTGTGTCTATCATATCTCTTACAATTGGATTTCGTTTTGCATATTTTATTGTCTGCCAATTGCGCAGAGTTTTTATTGACTCATTGCTTAACCTCGCCATCGTTACTCAACCTCATTCATCCACTTTAAAAACTCTCCCGCGCAATTAGGGCACAATGTTACATTGTCCATACAATTAGCTACATGGCTTAATCCATTATGATATGTGTAATGTAGCCGTTGTATAGTAACCGTAGGGTCTTTAAACGGTTGTTTAATTTCTTCTTTGCATCTGTCGCAAAAGTATTGCTTAAATATTCTTTCCATGCAATTCAGCCTCCTTCTTTTCTTTCAAAGGACAGTCTGGACGTCTGCCTTTGCTTGGACATATTGCGTAATGTCCTGCTATCACAATGACATTGCAACAATTATGCGCAGTAGAGTATAATTCACACTCCCAACAACTCTCCGGCATCTCCAACTCCAATATTGTTTTAGGCATCGCTCCCAACTCCTTTCATAAAAACTATCCAGTGAGTTTTGCTCCTACGGTTACCAAACAGCGGCTTTGCATCAAGTACACTTAAAATCTCGCTTAATTTAATCTGTTCCTCATTCCATTTGAAAATGAGTGTTCCGTTTGGTTTAAGCACTCTCATACACTCATTGAATCCTTGTGAAATATCCTGTTTCCAGTTATCAGAAAGTATCCCGTATTTCTTGGCCAGCCATGATTTTTCGCCAGCATACCTTAAATGTGGAGGATCAAACACAACTAAGTAAAAAGTATTGTCCTCAAAAGGCATATCCCGGAAGTCTGCGATAATATCAGGATTTATATTCAGTATCCGTCCATCACAAAGAGTAGTAGTTAATTGTCTATTGTCCATATACAAAGCGTCTGGATTATGCTTGTCAAACCATATCATCCTGCTACCTGCTGTAGCATCCAATATTGCTTTAGGCATCTTTATCCCTCATCTTCCTCAAACATTTCATCAATAGCCTTTCTCAATTCATCAGACATAGGCTTTGCGCGTCGATTCCATTTGTCGGCTAATATTCTTTCGCTTTCGTTTGTGTATGCCATTGACATTCTGCAACACGCACCATATGGATTAGTGCACTCAACCAATATATCTTCATCGCCTACGCCAAACCTTCTATATTGTGCCTTTGCTCCGCAAAATGGGCAGGGTAATAATTCTATCGCTTTAGGCATCACGCTCCATCTCCTTCGGCTCAAAATATTCGCACCTTTCGCATGTCGGTTTGTCAACTGCTAAACAACTGCTAAATTTCACATGCTTTGGGCAGGATTCGTTGACCTTTACTAGCCACATCATTACTTCTTCAGCGTGTTTGCACTCTCGGCACTTTTTATATTTGCCCCTGTATTTAGCCATTGTGTTCGACCTCCTTCTCTCTCATCTCTCCGTAACAGCACCAGAAATTAGGCTGTATATGTTCAAATCGCTTGCCTTCGGCTTTAGGGTGCAGGCATATTGTCTTGCCACCGTAATATTTGCATTGTCTACAAAATGGAGTTTTCTTTAACGGCATCGTGTTCGACCTCGCTTTCCTTCTCTTCCCACTCTTCCCAACAAACATAATAATTTCTTTGCAATATGCTTTTGCCTTTTTCTTCTTCAATCCACACTACATAGCCTGCTGTGGCAAGAATAGCAACCATCGTTGCTCTATCTTCGCAGTTAGATATTTTTACTTTATTCATCCTTCCTCAACCTCACTTTCTTTCTTTCCAACGACCAATTCCTCTTGAAATAGCCTTGTCATGACTACAGTATCAATGTTCCTCCAAACTTCTTCAGGAAGGTTAATCTTTATTTTCTTTTCATCAGGAAGGTAATCCACTTGAAATATGTCGTTTATATTATTCATCCTTTATGCCCTCACTTTCCTTCTTTGCATACTTAACAAGATTCTCCCACCTGTGTATCGTATCCCACGGTACAGCTACTTTTCGGATTGACATGTCATATATCAGCATTATTGCTTTATCAAGCACGTTTATTAAGTCATTGTAAACATTGTCTGATACACCGTCAGGTTTCATTTCTCTTCAACCTCGCTTCCTTAAAATCTCAAAAATCCCATCTACATACTCACACAACTTAAATGTACTTATGCCTATTGCGACACTGCATAAAATCAACAAAGTAAATCCTATTGCTTGTTTGAGAATAAATAATATATCACTCACCCTTCCTCGACCTCGCTTTCTTACAATCGCTTATACTTCGGACAATCTTCACACTCAATATCTTCATAACATACATGAGTCTCACAACGCCTGGCAATACACCCCTCGGAGTCAATGTCATATAAGGCACCGCACCCTTTAGCTCTGCATAGCTCGTAAGTATCTGGGATTAAACCATAATGCTTTCCTTCTTCATCTTTCCATATAAAAGATTCTTGAAGGTAATAGATTATTTTGAATGCCTTTCGTGCCGATAGTTTTAATTCACTTTGCAGCCATTCATAAAACTCATTTACAGGTTCAAATGGTACTTTGATTCGACTGTCACCCATTATCCTCAACCTCACTTTCACATCGTTTACATAACATTTTCTATTGCTCTCTCTTTTCGCTTTCCAATTTCCTTACTTCTTCCTCGGTTTTCATCCATCTATCATACAAATGTTTACACTTTGCACCGCATCCGTAAGGGTAGAATAATTCGCACAATGCAGCATTTACCTTGTCATTCTTTGCTGGGCAATTAGGCATTTCTCCCCCATCCTTTCCAACTCCATAGCCGCAAAATATTCTTTGTACAGTACAAACCAATCATCAGCCGGCATGGTTACATAATGTATTTGATTATCCTGAAAATCTGATATGCTGATTTTCTCATCTGCCGCTGTTGTGTACATCCTGGCAAAGTCAGCCCATTCCATTGATACAAACCATTTACCATAGGTTTTCTTATGTGCGACAATTGGAAGGTTATTTGACTCTCCATTATCCTTAATTGCCTGTTGTAGAAAGGTTCTGATCTCTTCAATGGTCATGTCATATCCAAACTTGACTTCCTGGTGAACATAAGGTAGGCCTGTTACATCTGCGCTTTCTTCCGTGCCACCTGCATATTGTTGGCTGCGCCTTGCCTTTTCAAATCCATGTTCCCGGCATATCTTTGCCCATTCCCGTTCGCCTCTTGCACCCTTTTGCTTACTGTTTACCATTTTGCACCCCCTCTATAAGTTTTATTGCCAGTAGAAACGGCATAATCTGCCATGGTACGATAGCATTGCCCAATACTTTTAGCCTGTTTGCCCTGTTCTTAACCCCAGTCGCTACTCTTGGCGGCTCGCAGTCGTTTTGTTCTGCTCCATATCCTGCGGGCCATTTAATTTGGTCAAGTACGGCTTTAAAGATTGTTTCAAAGGCTTCAAGAATTCCGCTGCTGTCCTCTTGTCCTCGGGGTCTGTGTATCCTACCGGAAATCCCATCAGCATTTCCACCCATTCCGGATTGAGTTGGCCTGTTTGTCCTTGCCTCATTACTGCTCCCGGTATAGTGTCTCTGTCCATTTGTGATTCTGGAAGTGTAGAGTTTTTCCTGTCCTGTGCTGCTGGCGTAGGCCACATTACTACACTTCTCGTTAAGCTCTGGAATGCTCCGCTCTGTCTTGTTGAATGGTTTGCATCGTCCGCCGTAACTGTCGGCCATAGCTTCGATTCCGCTATATCCGTCCTGAGACTCCTGCCCTGTCCCCCTCCATGGCTTCCCACAGAATCTGATGCTGAAGGAGTTGCCCATAAAGTTACCTGATGGTGTAAACTCATTGCATGTTTCCCATATGCATCTTTCCTCACACTCTCCCCGTTCCTGTGGTTGTTTGTATCTGGAGTAGCCCACAATGAAGTATCTGTATCTCTGGTGCGGCGCTCCGACACCTGCAGCCGGAATGACAATTGTGACGGATTCATACCTTGCGTTTTCAAGATCTTTCCTGATTGTTTCGAGCACCATTTCCGATTCCGTGCATATCTCTGTTTCGGTTTCCATGACAACTTCACTATCAGATTGCTCCATACTGCCGATTCCATCAACGTTTTCACCAATAAACCAAGTGGGCTGCATTGTTCGTATAATCCTGATAATTTCCGGCCAGAGGTAGCGGTTATCTTCCGTTCCCTTTCTTTTTCCTGCATGGGAGAATGGTTGACAAGGGAATCCTGCCGCAAAAATGTCAACTGTTCCAAATTCATCACCCCTCACGTCAAAAATGTTTTTGTATCGCTTTACTCCCGGATACCGTAATTCCAGAATCTTGTTGCAAAAATCGTCTATCTCTATTTGACCTATTAATTCAATGTCAAGCAACATTGCTGCATATGCTATTGCATCTATTCCACTGCATCCAGTTACTATGTTCATTTTTGCACCCCCTCTATTTGGCTCCAAAATCGTCTAAAATCGTTTCTGACGTCTACTTTTATTGCCTTGCCTATATTTTGTCTTAAAACGAATCCTCGCTTGAATCTGACCTATTCTAATGCTTTTCCCTCTACCATATCGCCAGTGCTATTATCCCCGCAGTCACCATACACCATATTGCACGCATAATTTTGGTTTCAGGGATAAATGCATTGTGGAATAGATACCTCCATGCCTGCCAGAGAAGAAAGGCTATTGTTGCTATGCTAAGGATTTGCAATATAGTGCTCACCTTTCCTCGCCTCCTTCAACTGCTCTTCGTAATAATCGCATATGTCTTGTACTTCCTCATATGTGTACTTGTTGCTGCCAAATATGCCTAATACAATTGTCATTACAGCTGCTCCTGTAATCATGCCATTTATAAAAGCTGACATATAGCACCTCCTATATCACCCTCATAAATTCGCTCATTATTCCATCTCTAAACCGTTTCCTTGCGCCCTGGCTAATCTTGCTCCTGCAATAATTCTCAACTGTCCTATAGTGGCAACAATATTTGTTTGCCAGTTGCATAGCCGTCTTGCCTGCCGCCCTTTCCTGCCGTATACGTTCTATGGTTTCATCATCAAATAACCTTGACATGCTCATTCCTCCTTTACCTTCATGTAATCTTCAAACCTCTCGCAACTCCGGAATATCCACTTGTTATTAACCCATCTTTGTAACCGTCTTATTTGTTTTGGGGCTTTGTCCTTGTTATAAATCATTACATATGGGTCATATCCCATTTCTTTGAGTCTGTATACTCTATATAAGTCATAGTCAAATGATGTGTTGAAGTTAGTTAAGACATAAACTCTTGCCTTACGAGCATTAATCTCTGTACGTTTTTTGAAGTGATGCAAGTTTTTTAATATTAGTTCCGAATCTTTTTCGCCATCCCATGCAAAGTGAAGCATTTTGATTTTAAGCTGTTTTATTTTATCAATAATCACATCATCTATAAGCCTTATATCAAGCCCTTGGGTAAAGTCAATCCATGCCTTGCTATCAATTAGTTGCTGTAATAACTCCAGTTTGTCAGTACAGGCTAACAGATTTGGGTCTAATAATTTTATTTCTCTCTGCCCGTTCCAAAATTGTTTCAGATTGGCAACTTTATAACTTTTCCTACCTTCCAGGTTAACCACATCACAGAATTCGCAATCTCTTGGACATCCTCTTGTTAAATAGCCATATGCTATATTCTTGATGTTGTAAAGGCTGTAATCCGGGTAAATAGATTCAATATGCTCAGGCAGTTTCAACTTCTTGTCGTAGGCTCTGCCTCCCTTAATAATTTCATCAGCTTCTATACATGTGTTAAAATCAGGCGTAAAGTCAAATATCTTGCTCATGTATACCTTGTCGTATTTGCACATTGGAATTACCCATTCAACGTTGTCACCATGCAATTTGTGATAAGCTGATATTTTCATTAAAGCAATATTGGGAAAGTTATGCCCATCAACATCTATTAGCCCGATTTTCATCCTCATTCCTCCTTTACATCTGCATACTTCCACCATTCCGGCCTTTCCAGCCTCACAACTATCTTTCTGCTTACCGTGTAGCAATCTACCGCCACCGGCTGCCAGAATGGTTCGGGTTCGTAGTCACCTTGTACCTCGATTGATTTGTATTTGACCTTCTCCCAGGCTTCGTCAAGTTGCTTTTCCAGTTCCTTGAATGCCGCTTCCGCTTTTGTCCGCTTATCCGGTGTATCTGTCAGGTATCTGCCCCTGAAATATTCCTGGGCTTTCAGGTACCGGTTTCGGAGTTGTTCAAATTTGTTCATTTTTGCAATACCTTCTTGCTGTTTCCCGGCTACAGTACATTATCTTCCCTATCTGTTTATATGTGAGCCCCTTTGACCTGAGCATTTTTATCAATCCTTTCTGCTGGCCGGTAAAGCATTTTCTTGGTTTCATATACTGGCCTTTCTGATAAACTTTTTAATTGTACTTTGAACATCTGCTGGCTCCCAGGCATCTCCTTTTTCTGCTTCTACAACATCAGTGTTCATCACTTCGCTTATGCTCGGGTAACTAAGATAAAGGTTTCCTCTCTGGCATTTGTCACATCTGGCTACACATTGTACAGACTTCTTTCCAAGTTTACCGCCATAATCAAATAGCTTACTGTATATAATCAATCCTTCGCCCTGACATGTACTGCAATTGGTTTTGGGTATATCCTGATATTTTTTAGGTTCAAGTTGTTTGTATATATCCAGTATTTCAGCTACTGACGGAAGGAATCTTTTGTTTGTACCGCCGTTTGCATCCGGTACCCCGTTTTCTTTGATGTAGTCCAGTGTTTTATTCATGATGGCATAATCCAGAGAGTTTAAAGAATTCGCATATTCGATTTTGGTTTCCTCAGCCTTCATGCTATTTGGGAATATGCCTTCTATGCGCCTGATTGTTCTTCCAAGTTCAACTTTGTTAATAGTCTTTCACCCCCACTTTATCAAGCCAGGAATCATTATTCCTTTGCGACCTTTCCAGCTTACTTTGTGCTTCATCAGCCTTGGTATTCCTCATAATCCCGTATAAGTAATTCTCCCTTTTGCTATGGTGTGAAGGGTTATCTACTACTGTTTTGCATGCATATTCAACAACTATCTCAGGGTGCTTGCTCATTTCCGTATAAACTTGGACCATAACACTGTCTGCAATCTTGCCGCTTACTCTGGTAGTCTTAAGAATGTCAATGTACCTGTCGATAATTTTAAGAGTGTTGGGAGAATACCGTTGTCTGAAATTTTCAATTTCAAGATAATAGTCTTTATGTTCTTTCCCTTCTTTTTTGTTCTTTATGTTCTTATTTAGTTGTTGGCTGCTTGTTGGCTGCTTGTTGGCTGCTTGTTGGCTGCTTGTTGGCTGCTTGTTATCCTGCTTGTTGGCATCGCCGTCAATGTCGCTAGATTGTTGACCTTGGAGGTTGTTATCCTGCTTGTTGAATTTTTCAAAATTTACGATTTTATAAATTGTAAATTTGCTATGTTTTTTTTTGAGAACAATCATGTTCGATGATAACAATTGTTTAACAAGAGTTCTTAATCTCTGCTGGCCTATGTTCAAGCGTTCACTCCAACTAGGGTATCCAAATATAAACTCGCCGTAGGATACAGTGTAAATAATTCCGTTGTATATATCTGTCTTAGGTTCTTCTTCATATCGAGCAGAAAACAGCATTTCCAACCATACTTTCAAATATTCGGCATCAACATATATCCAATTGTTCCTTATGCTCCGGTGTAATTTTATATATCCTGGCATTTATCACCGCCGCCTTAAAATGGGAATTTTGCCTGTTCATAATACTTCCTGTATATATCTTCATAGACTGATCCTGTCATGCAGCTGCGGCACTCATTAGCATTGATAGATGATATGTTCCATAGCTTCCTTGCTACTGGCACAGGAATACATATTGGAGCACCATCCTCATCAACCGCAAATAAAAGGTCGTAATAGTCATCACTTAGCCATGGTTTGTCATTCTTTTTCCTGACGTATATTGCCTTTCTCCAGTCACCTTGCACCAACTTTACAAATAGCTTGCATTTATCGACCATTCCAACACCGGTATAGTCGAATGTTTCTTCAATCGGTATCTGTATGCCGCACAATTTAAGCCGCTCATCTATGAGTTTGATAATTTCAGATTTATCCATCATAAGCCCTCGCTTTCCCTGTTCCTCTTATTACATTCAGCCATTGCCTTTGCCTTGTCTGTCCCAAAGTAATCCTCCTTGGCAACCTTTGTATATATGTGCCGTGTCCCCTGTATTTCTAGGTATGTTATGTCACCTACTTTATGTTTACCGTTATACCAGCCTGAGCGAAGTATCCATTTGCGTTTGAGAAATTCTAAAAAGTATACTCTTGGATTGCTTGTTGTTATTTCAATTTTCATATTGCACCTCTATTCCGGAAGCCAGGGCTATGCCCCAGCTACCCGTTAATACACTTCTTTAACATCTTTCCATGAAGGGATTTCAAAAGATTCTTCCTGCACATCCCTTATTAATTCAGAAAAGCATTCTGTGCAAAATTCACCCCGTACAGCATCTTTTGTTTGGCAACTAATACATTTCATAGGTCTGAATAATGTATTACCCTGTCAACCTTTTTAGTCGCTCTACAGTAGTTGCAATGTTCACAGCGAATAGGTTCGAGAATGCCAGACTTAACAAGTTTTATACGAGTAAGACTTTGCCTTATATTTTCAAGCTCAATCTGATACCTCTTGGGATCTGTAAGTTTTATTATTGCCTTATCCGGCGGGTCTTCCTTACTAACAGCAACTATATAAAAGTCCAACCAGTCACCTTCAGGCCTGCCATTCGCCAACCGTTCAACTTCACAGTATACCGCAGCCCTCATAAGGTAATCATATGTCTCAACAAAAGACACCTTTGCGCCTATTTTGTCAGACCAATTCTTTTCGTGAATTGACTTTGTTGTTTTAAGGTCCACTGCTCTATGTTTACCGGGATTATATACATCAAACCGGACTTTCCACGGGATACCAAACATTTCGACAGCTACTGTTACTTCCTTTTCTCCTTCCAGTGTAGCCATGCAAAATTCATCATTCTCAAGTGCAGCAATCATGGTATCAGCTTGTTGGTATTCGGCTCTCAATGTGCCCTGCTTTGTAAACATTTCGGGATGTTCTGCTATGAATTCCTTCCGGGTGCCTTCATTCCAACTATGGACATAACTCCCTACTAAAAGTTCTTTCGAGGGCTCATCAATCCATAAGCCATTTATCTTTGCCATGGCTTTAGCTTCGCATGAAAGGAAATTTTGGTATTGGGAACAGGAGATATACTCCCGTTCCGCTTCAAGAGAAAAATAATTATCCTTCGTTAACTGCATTTGCCTTGTTCCTCCTGAATTCTTCTTCTAATGGGTCTGGTGATGCATTTGGTTCGCTACCATCAGATTCAGTTGCTTCCTCTTCTGCATCCTTGGAAGGGTTATCGATGTATTCAATAACTTCCTGGTTAGATTCTTCATCGTAATGGATAACTCCCATATCAGCCTGAAAAGCCTGTTGCATTTCTATTGACATTGGCCCCCACTTTGGGATGATCTGACGCAGCATTGTTTTGCAGCACATTTCATGTTTATTGGTACTCCAACTTCCGTCAGCCCGGTTAAAGCCTTTGCTGTACCGCTTTGCATGTGTCATAATTCTGTCGATAGGCCAGTATAGTTCCTTTTTGTAGCCGTTATGTAATTCAATCATGGTGTAATATCCGATGATTGCTGCTGCCTCTCTCTTTACTTCATCAAGTATAGGACTGAATTCATAGGTTTCAGTTATCGGGTCATTTTTCAAAAGCTCTCCATAACGAATGTCTGTTACAACAATCTTCCTGTACTGTCCAGTTCTCATAGCAAGCTGCACATATCCCTTATAACCCATCTGGAATTGAGCCTCCGTTATGCCTCGCCTGTTGTCCTTGTAAGGCACCGGGTAAGCATGACCAAGGTTAGGGTCAAGTGCAAGTCCCATGCTTGCAGCTTTCAATCCGCACATAGTCAATGACTGTGGTGTACAGTCCTGTAAATTTTTATTAAGGTTAACCAAGGATACCATTGAAGTTATAAAGCTGCCAGTTCTCTCTTTGAGCATAGACTCAAGAAATTTCTTAATCTTGTCATTATTTAGGTAATTCCCTATTGTTGTTACCTGTGACTGCTCTTTTTTTGCTACTGCATTATTGTCATTCATAATTCTTAAACCCCCATTATTTTATAATTTCAATATTCAAATCTCCGTCGACTGTGTTTAGAATAAAGTACTGGTATTCATCAGTCTGCATTTCTTCTTCTAGCCACTTCCTGTCAGATTCATTGATTTTATTGATACCATCAATACAGATAACTTTTAATTCCCCAGCCTGAGCTTTTGCTACCCTGAAAGCAAGCTCTAGTTGTTCACCCTCAGACAAATCACTGATAAGTGTTTCGCCTATGCGTATTCTGCCCTCGCCGTCAACTGATAGACCGGGTATAGGCATGTTAGTAGTTTTGAGTAAATCCTGCGGAAGCTCCCTGGACTTCTCAATCTTCCGGGTAAGTTCAGCGGCATAATCTTTCTTTGGCTGCACACGGTTTTGTATAATATCAATCATCCTGTCATATTCCCGGAGATAGCTTTGCATGTTGGCAACCTTTTCAGCCTCTTCCTTCAAAGGCTGTACATCAATTGGTTGATTTTCTTCAAGGTATTTCTCTACATTTCCTGTCTTGGATTTCTCATGTTCAATTTGCTGCTCCGCTTTTTCATCAACCGCCATTAAAGCCTGTTGTTCCAATTCATCAATGTTCAAAAGCTCCTGCTCTTTGGCTGCTATGGATTGTTCAATTTTGGATATTTCGGCCTTGGCAGCATCAACCTCATTCAAAATTGCCTGACGTTTAGCTTGTCTATCATCTTCCGTAGTTTTGTCAATATCTCTTAGCTTTGCTTCGTGTTTAGCCTTCAACTCTGCTAATGCTTTTTCGTATTCAAGAATGGCTTCTTTTCTGGCAGATTCCTGGCTTAAGTCGGCTGCTATATTTACTTCATCAATCCGCTTATCAAAACCGTCTATAACCGCCTGTGACTTTTCGATCTTCTGTTTTAAGAACTGGATAAATTCCCTGCCCTCAGACCTTTTATTGTCAAATTGTCTTTTCTTGATTTCCTTCTCAGTCTCGGCATTGGCCTTGATAGTTTCTATTTTGCTTTCTAAGCCCTCAATAAACTGCTTTGCTGCTTCTATCTTCCTGTTGGTTTCCTCGGCTTCATTGACCTTCTTGTAATAATCAGCAAGGTTTTTATTTCTCCACTCTTCGCCGTCATAATTTGCAGGCAATTCATCCCGGATACCCTTGACTTGCGCTTCAAGTATCTTTATTTCCCTATTGATTGCCTCTCTTTCATTGTAATAGTGGTTTTCAATCTGTTTCAGGACCTGTAGTATATGCGCCTGATAGTTAACATCCTTCGGAATCTCTCCAAACCAAGCATTTATGTCGCTCATAGTCCAGGGAATTTCCAACATGTTCAGTATTATCTTTGCTTGTTCGTCCGGCTTCTTGACAACGAATTCAAGCGGGCGAAAAATATCACCAGATATAAGTTTTCTGAGGAATGCTTCTGTTGAAGGAACCGCTTCACCATCCTTGCGGATTTTCAAATAATCAGCCTTGTCAGTACGGATTTTCCTGCCAATCTCCAGACCGTCAGAAGTTTCAACGAATATCGTGGCTTCTGTTTCCCCATGCTTTACAACCTCTGTACGTCTGTTCTTGTTAGTAAATGCTTTCTCTATGGCTTCGATTATTGATGTTTTCCCAGATCCTTTATGTCCGGAAATAACGTTAATCTTACCCAGGTCCTTAGATAATTCACTTATGCCTATCCAATTTGCTATTTCGACTCTCTTGATTATACTCATATTTACCTCCCTCATAATTTCCACAGACTGTCTCCCAATATTTTAGCCTGCATACTTGATATTTCTTGCAACCCACCCGCTGGCATAATACCGGGATGGGCTGCTTAGTTACTGCGTGAATCGTGTTGACCTCTCCCTTTCATCGTGATATAATTGAGTCGTGAATGTTTATAGATGCTTAGGCATCTTTATTTTTTGTAATGAAATATTCTTCCGGCACTCTGTGGAACTGCTTCATGTCGGTAGCTATAAGATAGACCTGTTTTGTTTCAAAGGTTACAAAGCCGTATCCTTCTTCATAACCGATATAGCGGCTATATCCTTTGAATTTAATTGTTCTCTTACCACAGATAATGCCAGTCAACGGAGTTTTATTTTCATGGACAACATACCTTGTATAAGCTTCCGGAAGTTGCCCATTTTCATTGAGATTACGGCATTCTGCATCAGACAGCGCGCTCCCGGTATAGGAATATTTCTTCCTTATCAATTCTTTTTGAAAGGTAACTTTATCACCCAATTGCAAGTTTCTTACCTCCCCTCTAAAATACTTTTATTTACCGCCATAAGCCTTTGCCATCTGGCTTTGCGGTTATATGCTACTCTGTACTGCTTATCTAAGTGGTAGCGTATTAAATGCAGTATGTTCACGGTTTACCTCCTCTCCTAACGCCTTGTAAAACTCCTGGCGCTCATTCTCAAGCTGGTCTTTGGTTATCTTGCCGGCCTCAAAATCAATGAGCGCCTGGTCGAACTTTGTGCTGGCTTCATATGCTGTCATGGGTACCTCCTATATATCTATCAGGGCTATCAACACCATTAACCCGATACCTATTACTACCAGTAGATTTGCAAATGTCTCTGATTCCCTGCACCTTTTAACCAACCAACCAACTAAACATATACATCCTCCTTCCTATGGCATTTCCTCTAAAGAATCTTGTACTATGCTATCCTCGCAGTCCCAGACCTGTTGTACAACCTTCTCTAGCCTGTTCCACATGCAGCACTGGTTGAGTTCATCCCATTGCTCGCAGGTAGGTTCCGGGTCGATTATATTGTTGTTGAATGCGTCAAAAGCCTTTAGGAAATGTTCCTTTGCAAGCGGATTTATGGTTTCATCCAGAATCACATCAAATATTGATACCATCATCAGAAAACCCAATGTTTTTTCGCTGTAGCTGAATCTTTCAAAGAATTTCGGTTGCAGGTAGAATATGTTTTCTATGGTTTCAACAATGTTGATAATGCCTTTGCTGTCTGCGTTTAGAGTGCTGAATATGCTTTCGATTAGTTCTTGGTCCTTTGCGCTTATAAGCCCATCAAACTTACTCATTTTTCATACTCCTTCACAATATTGTGCTAACTCCAGCCGGTAGTCTTATGTGTTTTCAGGGCTTTTGTGCATATACTTCCTTTCTTTTCCTCCCTGTGATAGAATAATGTTGTCCAAACATTTCCAGAGAAGGGAGGTGTATGTTATGAGTGATGATATTTTTAATTCAATCAAAGGGTTTCAAATAAACCCAGAGCTCCAAATAAATCCGGGACTTAAAATGAATCCACCGTTTTCTGACATAGGGAAAAATATTATAGAACCATTAAATGTTCCAGCACCCCAAAATTACTATCTTGCAGACTACCAATATGAGATTATTCGAAATGCAATTACTGAGTTTGAAAATTCCCTTGATCAAGATCATGAAGTTGCGTTAAAGCTTGCATCATTCGGACAAACAATTGTGTTGAATATTACTGACCTTGGATATTCTAATCCATCATTGATCCATTACTATGGATTTATTGATGGGAGCGATTCCAAAGCAGAACTTATTCAACATGTAAATCAAATTAATTTTCTGCTTTTGGCAGTCCGTAAAGCTGACCCAAACAAACAGCCTCGCAGGATTGGTTTTGAGTTGAAGCCTGCTGAATTAGAAGATTTAGAACCGGAAGAATAGTATTATTTATGTAATCCGTGGTAGCGGTTACATATTTAATTAAATCATTCACGGTATTAATCAACTTTTCATCGGCATTAAACACCGTTTTTACTTGAATTGGTCGTGCTTGAATTTGTACTTCAAGTTCGGCTATTCTTTTTTCTAACTGCTCTACCCCTTGTTCAAGATTTGACATGCTTGACCTCCTTTCTATATGGTATAATTTAACTGCGTGCCCGAATTAAAGGAGTGTGTTTTATGAGCGAAAATCATAACCTATCACATGATGAAATTAAAAACCTTGCCTTGGCTATAGCTTTAAAATGTAACAATGAAGAAGATTTAGATAAAACCATTCGCCAAACCTTACATTTATATCGAATTGCCTGTGAACGCATTTTAAAGATTGATCTTGAAGATAATCCTCCTGCACCTGTTGTATATGAAATAAAATAAATTAATCTTTCGGGCACGTATTTCTTAAAACAGCGCTCATTATTTTGCTACGAATTTGAATATCTACTTCTGCGAGAATATCTAGGCACTCACCATAAGTGCAATTGGTATCGGCTAACATAATAAGAATTTCATTAGCAATCTTCTTTGTTGTTTTATTCTCACCATCCATTATTTTCACCTCACTTTCTTTTAGAGATAGTACCTCCTTTCTATGCGGATTTGCCTTTGTAATAGTTGACCTGGTATCCTTTGTCGATGAGCTTTTCATCTGATATGCAGTTGTTCATCTGTCGTTTCAAGCCACATCCTGATAATGATTTCCTTTATTTCATTATCGTTAAATCCTTCACTGTCCAATTGGTCAAGAAGCTCTATGGCCCTATCAAATACGCCATTATCTTTAAAGGATTCAAATTCAATTATTTTTGCCGCCATATTCAACATCCCTTATGCTACATACCGAATGTAATACTCTTTGATTATCTGGCTGTATATCTCCCTGAGCTTCGGGTCTTGCTCAATCACATCCATTCTGTTGGCCTTTTCGATTGCTGTCTTTGTAAACCCTTGATCTAGCATTCTGGTACGTAAATTCATAAGCCGTCTATTCAGGTCAACATGTGCACGCTGTTCTAAAAGCTTATAGCTTTCGTTCCTGATCTCCTGAAACTTTTGGCCTCCTATTCTGTCTACAATTTTGTTAAACATGCGGTTTATGTCCTCTCTCCAGTTGTCCGGCTCCTGTATGATTGTATCTTTGATAGCTTGTGTCGTACCTTCAAGTTGTTTAATGCGGCTCTCTTGTTCCTGTAATACTTGTACAGTCTGTGCAAGTGCTTCAAGGATTGTTGCTGGCTTCTTTTGCGCCTTCTCCATTTCTTCAAATTTTGTTACGTACGCCGCTGTAAAAAGCACTCCTTTTTCTCCTGTTAGTTTATTGGCTACCATATCGCAGCCTTTACGGGTTAGAAGGTAACAAGGACGTGTTTCTCCTTTGGCATCCTTATACCCTGATGGAATGAAGAAATCCAACGAACGGAAATTTCCGTTGGTTAAATGAGTTATATACCCGCCTATCTTTTCAAGTAAATCCGAATGCCTTACTTCTACCATTTCAGCAACTTCCCGACTGTCGATTGTGTATTGCCCTTGGTGGTTAATAAGTGTTAAGTTTGACATGGCGACCTCCTTTCTATGCGGGTTTTGTTTCCTTTGGCTTTATGTTATTTTGATTATTTTGAGCCTCAAGCCTCAGATAAAGGTTGTATGCTGCTTTCGTAACCCGCTCTTCCCAACCCTCCGTGAAGTTGATTATGACCTCGATTTCTCTTTTTTTCATTGTGATTGCTCCTTGTTTCCTTGCCTTCTTTACGCCATTTTCTTGTATGGAATAAACTCTTCAGGTGAAACTTCCAACGCAGAACAAATTTTTGCCAGGTCTTCGGCATATATTTTCCTTTTGCCATTCATCATTGCGCTGAATTTCTTGACATCATATCCAGCTCTTTCAGCAACCTTTCCCTGTTTTATACCTACATCGTTTATATAAGATTTAATACGTTTGTAGACCTCCATGACGCACCCTCCCTTCTCAGAAATTCTGAGGTCGCTTTTATATTAACTCATTTTATCTGAGATGTCAAGAAATAATTTCAGAATTTTTGAGAAAATATATTTACAATTCTCAGCATTTTTAGTAAAATACAATTATTAGGAGGCGAGAAAATGACGAAAAATATGAACGATTCAAAGGAATTCAGGATTAAATTAGGAGAGAATATCAGAAAAGCAAGGCTAAAAATCGGGTTAACTCAAGCTCAACTTGGAGAAATGTTAGGGAAAAGCGATAATGTGATAACCAATTGGGAAAAAGGTACTAACCGGCCAGATGCAGATATGATTGAAAAACTATGCAGCATATTAAAAATATCACCAAATGAGCTTTTAGATTGGGAACAACCAATTAATAAACCAACCACAATAGCAGCCCATTTTGAAGGCGAAGAATTTACAGAAGAGGAAATGAACGATATCAAGAAATATATCCAATTCGTAATCTCAAAAAGGAAAAGCAAGTGAGGCGACAGTATGACATATGAATGTTTAATGCTTGAAGCTGAAAAAGAAGGCGTAAAGGTATATGAACATCGGTTTATTTCCTCACAGTTGAAAGGGTTATATTTTGACAATATTATAACCCTTAATTCATCCATTGAAACAGGAGCCGAAAGGCTTTGCGTTTTTGCTGAAGAATTAGGCCATTACTATACTTCATACGGTAATATATTAGAGCAAAATTTTGCAGGAAACAGAAAGCAGGAACGCAGAGCACGAGGTTGGGCATACGAAAAGATTATTACATTGGACAAGCTTATTGAAGCACATAAAACTGGTATTAGAAGTTGTTATGAGCTTGCTGAATTTTTAGGGGTAACTGAAAACTTTATTAAAGAAGCAGTAGAATATTACAAAAACAAATACGGTTTATGTGCCGAATGCGGTGAATATATGATTTATTTTGAACCGCTTGTTGTTTTTCGCAAGCTTAAAATAAAGCCAATAAAGAAAATGAAAGTTCTGAGGTAGTGAAATGAATATTGGAATTTATGCAAGGAAATCCGTCTTTTCAGACAAATCTGATAGCGTGGAATCGCAAATAAAAATATGCAAAGAATATGCACAAAACAATTTCAAGGTAACATCTGTCGTTGTATATGAAGATGAGGGCTTTACAGGGGCTAATACCTATAGGCCGGGATTCACACAATTAATGAAAGATATTATTGCCAAAAAGATTGATATATTAGTCTGCTATAAAATAGACCGTATCAGCAGGAACGTTCTTGATTTTTCAACAACTTTTAACACCCTTCAGGAACATGGCATCCAGTTTGTGTCGGTCAAAGAACAAATTGACACATCTACACCTTTGGGTCGGGCTATGATGTACATTTGTTCGGTGTTCGCCCAAATGGAGAGGGAGACAACTGCCGAACGTGTCAAAGACAGCATGATAGAACTTGCCAAAAGCGGTAAATGGGCCGGTGGGAAAGCACCACTTGGATATAAAAGAGAAAGGGTGTTGCTAAATGGCAAGCATCATACTATCTTGGTAAAAAACGAAAATGAATTGCCTTTCTTAAATATGATTTTCGATACATTTTTAGTAGGGCATAGTTTAAGCGGATTAGAAACATATTTCAGAAAAAAAGGCATTAAAACACTTAACGGTAAATATATGTCCAGTATACAGTTGTATAACATTTTAAAAAATCCTCATTATGTTGCAGCTACTAAAGAAGTGTATGACTATTTTGATGGCTTGGGCTGTATAATGGCATCAGATAGGGAAAGGTTTGACGGAAAGTATGGTCTTGTTGTATACGGAAGAACGAAAGGCGGCAAAAAGAAAACGCATACCATCAATCCTCCTGAAGATTGGGTTGTAAGCGTTGGTTTACATGAGCCGCTTATACCTGCGAAAAAGTGGTTAGCAGCGCAAGAAAGGTTTGGCAAAAATATAATAGACAAAATGCGCAAGCACGAAATAGGAATTTTGAAAGGCATAGTAAAATGCAAATGCGGCTATGCAATGCGCGTGCAACACAAGGTAGATAAGATTTATAAAAAAGTATATGACAATTATTATTGCCAAAATCGCAACCGCAGAGGCCCTGAATTTTGTGATATGAAGATGGTTGGGGTAGATGAATTGGATGGTAAAATGATTAATGTTTTAAAACAATTGTCGATAAATAAAAACTTGCTTAAAAAATACGTTAAGCAATTAAATACCTCGACACCTGTCAGAGATAAAGATGCAATCAAAAGGGAAATCGTAAGTATTAAAAAGAAAATTGAGAATTTGACCGCTGCGTTGCAAGATAATTTTGAATCCTCTGCTGCTAAATATATCATTTCAGAAATTGAGAAGCTGGATAAACAAATTGCTGGACTAAATTATGAACTAAAAGAAGCAGAATACAATGAGCAAGAGGATAATAAACGGAAAGACGATATTGAAGCTATTCACGCAAAAATTTGCAAGTATCTAAATATGTTTGACAAATTACCATATAAAGATAAAGTAAAGTATTTACAAGAAATAATCAAAGAATGCGTATGGGATGGAAAGAATTTAATTATAACTATTTAATCTCATTTTTATTTTGTTACCTTC